ACCGTCGGGCAAAATAGAATGCTTACCCTCCGTTGAAATAGAATGTAAACAGGGCTGAAGCAAGCGCGCGCTGCCGGGTAGGCGTGGCGATTGACCCCAGGTTGGTGTCATTGTGGCGGCCGGAAGTGATCGGCTCGTCCTGGGGCAAATACGAGCGAAGTAAATATAACTGTTATTGTGGGCGAAAACTGTGGGCGTAAACCGTTGTCACTTCAACATGGGACAAATCACTTCGACGCTGCAACGTCGGGCACCACTACAGGTTGTGGTTCATTCGCTGGAGGTAGAACAATCGGCGCCGGAGGATCGGCTGGCTTGTTCGCCGCCTCTTTGACGCCTGCTTCAGCGCCTTTGCCGCGGTCTGTCCGCTTCTTTGGCTGGACCTGAGGCCGCAACGAACCTGGCAGAGGTTTGCCGCGGTGAATTCGCACTCGGTCGTCGGCATCGGTCCAGGATCGAATCGACTGCGCAATCACGCGTGAAGTCTCCAAGTCCTCTTCGCTTACTTGTTGAGTCGCGAGTTTGATAACGATGTCATAGGCAACTTTGCGCAGGACATAGCTTTGAGTCAGACCTTGGGTATTTGTCTTTGGTTCTTCAACTTCGAGGTTCATAACGGCAACTGACTATCGCTACACGTAATCGGTAGAAGCGTCAAGGAAAGTGAATCCACCTAAAAAAAATCCCCGGTAGTGAGCCGGGGGATGAGAGTGAAGATCGGCGTTCAATAGTTCATCGAATAATCGTAATCGCCGCCGGAGGAATCTTCAGAGTAACGCGCGCGACGGTGACATTTACGGCAGACAGCGCTCGTGGAATCTTTTGGTAGCTTGCGACCGCAGGACGCGCAGTTGAAACTACCGTCGGAGTTTGGACAACCGCCGTTCTCGTGGCCGCAACAAGGGTAATCTTCGCAACGTGACATAGGTTTTATCGGGGTATGGTAGCATTGACCGAGACGGAGATTTGTTTCCCATCGTGGACCGCGGTAGTCGGTTGGAAGCCAGCGCTTCCGGCGACGAGGATAGTTTTACCTGACTTCGAGACCTGGGGGTTTATTTCAAGTTCCAGGATGAGCTTACCGTTTTCTATTTTGGCTTTCATTTGACGAGTTTTGTTAGTTTTTTCGTTGCGCTCTTGATTGCGCTCGGGTGAACCATACAAGGTGAAAAGATTGTGTCAAGTATTTTGTTGACACTGGGCAAGGGGAGTGTAGATTTGCGGCAGTGCCAAAGCACTGCGCCGACGACTCGCCCGGCAGTTTGATCCGGGAGATGTCGCGGCGCGGAGCGACGAACATATTCTTGCGGCTTACCTGCTCTGTGGGCTTTGCCAAAATCCACTGTTCGCCAACACCGCAGCCGCGATTCAAAACCCTGCCAGCGTCGAAGAATTTCTAACGCTGACGGAAATGGCGCTGGCAACACACCGCTGCCCGTCGAAAAACTAAATGACCTCGAACGACTACAAAACAGAGCGCCAAAAGCGCGGGACACAAAACGAAGTCGCGGCCCTACTCGGTGTAAAACAGGAAACGATCTCCCGCCGCGAGACGGGCGGGGAAATAACCCGCGAAGCATGGCTTGCACTGCTCTCGCTGCCGAAGAAAAGGAAACGCCGTGAAACCGTTAATTGCAACGCTCATCAGGGTTACACCAAAGACTTTCATTACCTGCAATACCAAACAAGCGATGGGGTTTGGCACGACATACCCGATGCTTTTGAAGATAAAACGGCGTATAGCATAGATAGAACCTCGGAATACGACAACCCATGAAACGCACCGGACATCGCCTGTGTTCACCGGGCAAGGTGAAAGCCTATTTCCAAGCCGATATTGACGCGGCAATGGACGTTGTGATCCGGCTATCTGACAACGACCGATACGACGGCAAGAAATTTATTCGTGAAGTAATCCGCAAACTTAAACCGTGGGGAACTGATGATCACTCTTTCTGACACTGACCCGATGCCATATGGCAAACACAAAGGGATTCCCATGCAGGACGTGCCCGCAAATTATCTGCATTATCTGTGGCATAACGGGCTGCAACACGATCAAACCTCGAATGTGGCCCAATATATCAGGACAAATTTGCACGCTCTAAAAGTTGAAAACCCCGATTTACTTTGGTCTTGATCCCATGACTTACCACATACCAAACGCGAGACAAGGACTGGCTCGGTTTAGCAGTCCAATGGAGGATACGCTTAGTCCGCAGTCGTTGTGCGTGATCCTCGAATTGATAGACGGAGCGGGCACGATTGCGGCGTGCCTGTCTCCGGGGGACTAAATATGAACAAACAAACCAACTCCTTTTACTGACCCCAGACACCATGAAAACCCCCCAATGGTTCAAAAAACTCGACGCCTGGACGGATCGGCAGCCTGTTCACTCGCTGATTCTGATTGGCGTGCTGTGTCTCACCGGCCTCGTGCTGGCGTGCTGGCTGGACTCAATCAGCGCGCGTCAACAAGGTCCGATATTCTGCACTGGCTTCTTCGTCGGCCTGTTCGTCGGCGCCGCAGCTCACGTCGCGGACTTGAAGAGGAAATCGTAATGCCAACCGCTTACTTCACTTTCGGACAGTCGCACGCTCACCGAGTCAACGGCAAAACGTTCGATTGTGATTCCGTTGTCAAGATCACGTCGGAAGATCCGCGACAAACCATGTGGGATCATTTTGGCGCTAAATGGGCGATGCAGTACGACGACGTGCCGCCCAATATGCACTATTACCCGCGTGGAATCATCGAGCTATGACCCGCTACCGCGTTGCGTTTCATTCCCTTGCCGTAGATGGCCCCGTGCTGTGGCCGACCAGGTTCCGGTTCGCCTGGACCGCGCGCGTGTTCTGCTGGATTCTGCAACGCCAGTGCGGGAAAGAGAGATGGTTTTATTGCGTGAAGGAGGAAGCATGAGCGATTGGAAATTTCTAAACCTTCACCGTTTCAAAAAACCTTCCGACCGAGCCCTGTCGATGTATTGGAGCGAAGACAGTGACGGCTTCAATGGTCTGTTCCGATTCGTGCTAGACACTCGGTGGGTGCGCTGTATCGCGTCTGACGGCATGGATTGGCAACACGTCTCCGTAAGCATCGAAGAAAGCCAGCACCCGCCAACATGGAACATGATGTGCAAGGTGAAAGACCTTTTCTGGGAGCCGGAAGATTGGGTCTGCCAGTTTCACCCCGCACACAGCGAATACGTCAACCATCATCCCGGTTGTCTGCACCTCTGGCGTCCAACTGCCGAAAAGTTGCCAACTCCCTTGTCGATCATGGTTGGTCCTAAACCTGGAAAGATAATCGCATGACATTCAACTCAAGACTCAAGACTCGTAACTCTGAACACGGTTCATTTATCAGATGAAAAAAAGATTAATCAATCTGCTGGCCGTTTTCTTTGGGCTTTCGGTGTGGTTGGGAATACCCATGCTGCTGTTGCTCACACCCATCAAATGCAATGACGAGTTATTCGTGGTCGCATTCGTTTGGGGAACAGTAGGAATGCCGTTGGGACTTAGATGCTGGTTGTTCGTAAAGGAAAAATACCAATGAAAATCAAGACCCATTCCGAACACGGCAGTTTCACCCTCGCCGTCATTCTGGTCGTGGCCACAGTCGTCGTCGTCGGCCTCGGTGGCTGCGTTGTTCACAAACTTCAGAAGAAAGTGGACGACTTCAACGAGAAACGACGCCAGCAAGAGACCAACGAGGTTGAGAACTTCGCCGGACAGGCGTTGCAGGATTATGTCGCGCAGACAGGCGACACCGGCGCTTTCACGCTCACCTCGATCACTTGGGCGACTCAGGAAATGAATCTGCCGACCGTGTGGCAGGTTCAAACGTCGTCGAATCTGATTGATTGGGAAGTCGTACTCGAGACGCAGGACTCAGCCGCCGCGGATTCGGCCGTGTCGCAGCAATTGTCCCAACCACGAACCGAAGCCATGCGGTTTTTCAGGCTACTCTCCAAATGACACGAGAAATACTTTGTCCGAAGTGCGGCGATAAACTTGGTCCGATGCACCCGGAAGACGTTGCGATGGGATTTCATCGGAGGCAGATATTTGGGCTGGCACACAAGCCAGCGGTACACCAAGTGAAAATCAATGATGATCCACCGATAAACCTTCCCTCTTTGGTTTGTGATCACTGCGGTAACGGAATCTCGGACGGCACCCCAGCCAGAGCGGTCACTTATTGGAGAGACGGCGAACAGCCTCGCGATTGGGAAGGCGAATACCTCACTCCACCACCGGCAAGTCCACCGGGTGCGGCCCAAGATACTCCGTGAGATCGTTGTTTTTGGGCACGGATTCGGGGTTGAGGCGCCATTGCTCGATCGTACTGACCAGCTCGCAGCCATAGAATTTCTCCTTTTTGCGTAGCTGGCCAATGTCCGAGTAGCTGTAGTGGTACATTCGCACCCCGAGCGCGCGCGTTTCTTCCATGCTCAACACGTTCTCCTGCCCGCGGCTCATCCTGGGCGGCTCATGCGACAACCAGTGTTCGTTGTCCTGCCACCGGAAAAGCCGGCGCCATGGCAGGGCGTTGCCCCAGACCTCGCGCGACAGCTTCATGTGATGCCGGCGATCTCCCCAGAAATGCAGGGCATAGAACTCGCCGTCGGTGTAATCCGAATCGTCCACGGCGGCCTTCAGGCGCTCCAAGTCTTCAGGAAACCAGAACTCGTCTATGTCCCGCTGGAAGACCCAGCCAGGTTGCATTTGGACCAAGGCCGCGTTGCACATGTCGGTCTTGCCCGCCCAAGGTCGCATGGGGTAAACGACCTTCAGCTTGGGCAACTCGCGTTCCAGCCGGCGCAAGATGTCCTGAGTGCCATCCGTGGAACCCATTTGCCCGCCAGTGAGCGCGTTGCCGTCGCCGTGCCCGAGCCCGTCACCGCGCGCGGCGCCGTCCACGACCACGATACGGTCGAAGAACGAGTACAGTGACCGTACGTTGGCCTCGATCCATTCGGCCTCGTTACAGACGATTGTGAACGATTGCCAGAGCATTTAGAGTTGGACCACCCAACATTGTCCAATAAGGGTGAATTTGCCAGCAAGCAGCTCTTCCACGGCCTGTTTGACGCCGTGATGCTCCGCTCCGAAATCATGCCCAGCGGCAACGCCGCCAGCGCGAACCTTGGGCAACCAAGCGTTGATTCCAGCCTTCACCGCCTCGTAAGTGTGATCGTCGTCCAGGAAAACCGCCGCCAGATCGTTTCTGACGAGCTTTGACGCGGTGAGGCTGGTTGTCCTAAGGGGGATTACGTTTGAGCATTTGCACTGCAACATATTGCTTACGAAGCAACCGTACAAATCTTCGCGCGCGTCAACCCGATCAGCAATCGGAGCAAAGTATGGAAAATTATCCACGGCTATGATCGTCACGTCCGGTAGAACCTTGCTCGACAGATAGGCCGTTGACTTGCCCAAATAGCACCCGACCTCGACCACCACGTCGCCGGGACCAACCTTCGAGGCAATCAAGTCGTAGGTTTGTTGAAAATCAAACCATCCTTCTATTGATTCCCAAGTCATAAGAAGGACGGACGCGCGGTCTCGGCGAGCCTGCGAATCTTGTCACAGACACAGGCGTTATCGCTACGCGCGCCGTCCAAATTTATACGAGGTTGTCGATAACTGCGTCCGCCCATAGGTTGTTCCTGTCAAACCACCTGTTCGCTTCGCGTCGGTTATGGGCATTGGCTTCACGCGCGGCATTTCCAGCCCAAGCCGGCTGGTGTGGCCGGTGCCAGATCGCCGACGGTAACGCCGGTGCACCGACGCGCCGCATGAAGGCCAGCATGACCAGATCCCATTGCTCCGCGCCCAGAACCATGTCTGGATACTCGTTTCTCCACTGTTTCCACAGTTTCACGCCGATTGCGAACAAGTCCACACCGGGGTAAGGCTCCCCGTCCAGCGCATTCTCGTCCAAAGTATCGCTCCGATGCGCATAAGCGGCAGCAAGGGGCCACCTAGCGACATCCAGCAGGGTTCCTGTGAGTCCTGGGGCAAATCCCACGTCGTCGTTGGTAATGACGAGCAAATCGGTGTCAGCGGCTTTGTCCGCGGCATTGTTAAGGATGTCTTTGATCAGGGGCAGCTCGCGGGCGTCGAAATGACGGCACCCACCGATGAATGGCGAATTGTTCCACACGGAACCGTATTCCCTGAGCCACGTCCGGGAGGCGAGATAATGCCTATCGTGCTGGTACTGGCTGCGTTTGAAATCCGACCAGCAATGCCACAGTTTGGGCTCTGGCCTCGGCTGGATTGCTTGCTCGACGGCCGCTAGCAGTTCCGCCGCGCGCGCCGGATACTCGCCATAACGGCAACGAAACGCTTGGTTTGGCCTCGTCGCCGTTCCGTGCCAAGAAGTAGGCCCGTCGGCGATCAGGGCAATCACCGGCAGTCGTGGTGTGGCCCAGGACAGGTGCAGGAAGGCACTGTCGATGGTCACCAAGCAGACGGCGCGGTCGAATAACCCGAGCACGTCGTAGATTCGCTCGGCAATTGGGTCTATCACCTTGACTCGATCCCCGAAGGCTGACTTGAGCGATTCCAGCAACGCAGCTCGGTGAGCAAAAGGGCTGCTGGTCCCGTCGATGGCAAGGAGTATGGTGTTTGAATCAACTCCCAATCGTTCGACCAGCCTGGCTTCGCGCTCGGGGCTTCGTCGGTCAAAGCACAACACACCGGGCCAGCCTCGCCGTCCAATCTGCGCGAAGGCACTGCGCACGAAGGAATCACCGAGCGCGACTGTCGGCCAGTTCGCGGACCAGGCTTGCACAATGCGAAGCTCGTCGTATTCACGGGAGAATTCCTGGACGCATGCCTGAAGGTCCCAGTACTGGCCTTTGAAGATCACCGGGCGAACGTAACTCACGCCTTCCAGCAGCGGTGCAAACTCTTCGCTCACGATCCAGTCTTGCGGACCTCGGATTCTAAACTCCTCCCATGCGAGCGGAAGGGCGTTGATTATGTCGCCGTTTCTGCCCAAGCAACAGTACGCCACGCTCATGCACTCTGAACAATCATAGTTCGGTGTTTATCAATCCAATTTCTTAGGCACGCAAGACGACAGAAGTGGCAATCTGACTTCAGTTCTGGTTCGATCCACATGTCCGTGACAGCACCGCCGCCACTAGTGAGCCGACGTGTGATGAGTTCCAGCCGGTAACCGACCGAATTACGGGTGTGAGTAATATCAGCACCGCAACTATCGCATTTGACCGTTGGGTCCATCATACCCTCTCCAAACTCCTTTCCACAGGAATTGAGTCAACCAAACCACGGCAAATTTCCTCCACCTTGGCGTCCAGCTCCTTGCCTTTGAGGCCGGTGTGTTTGCGCACAAGCTCGGTCAGAGATTTGTTGGAAATGCTGAAATTCTGGATCACGTCGTCCGGATCAATCCCAAGGTGGATCAGACGCTCATTCAACGACAGTATAGAAGTCACCTTCGTCCTCGTCTCACCCTCTCGGCTCAGTTTGTAACCGGGCAAGAACTCAGGGTCACGCTCGATCATCGGTTTGACGGCGGCCACGAACGTCTTACGCAACTTGTCGGCCATCGCGAAGGCGTCGAAGAGTTTGGTGCGCAGCTCAGGTTCCATACTTTGAAGAACCTGGCCGGGATTCTGAAGCAACTTTTCGCTGAACTTGTGAACTGGATTCATCGCCATGCTGATTGCCTCTTTGCACATTCCGAGCTGAAAACCCCGGCAATACCGACATTGCTTGAGCCCCGGCGTGCGTGGTGCCTCTGGTATGCAGGCGTCGTACACGTACTCGATCATCTTTCTCAGGGCAGGAATCTCCGCGCGCGTGTACTTCACCGGTGGTGCAGGCTTGCCAAAGCGGGGGATGATCAGCCCGTAGTATTCCGGAACGTCAAATCTCTCAGCCAGGCAGGCGATGTACACCGCCAGTTGCTCGTTCAGCTCAGGAGCGTCCACTTCCTCGTAGCCGAATTTGTAGTCCACGATTGCGACCTTGCCCTTACCGACCATAACAAAGTCGGCATGGTTCAAAAAGACGATCTTATCTTTCAGGGTGTACGGTAACTCGACCTCGATTCTCTTAACCCAGCCAATCAATTCAAGGCTTTCAAGGAATCGATCACGCAAGGCCAGCTTTTCTTTAACCAGTTCCGTTTGCTCCAAAGTGAGCTTTGTGAAATCTTCGGTGCCGGCAGCGAAATGTAGTAACTGCCCTTCCGCCGACCACTCGTTCTCGACTTCCGGAAGACCATCCTCCATCGCGAGACTGCCGTTGCAGAGACGACGACGTGTAAAGCAACTCGCTGAAAACAAAGTCCTGGTCACCCTTTGATCTCCTTCACGACCGCCGGCCATTGCTCACAGAGCTTCTTGAGCTTGTGCGTCGCGAGATCAGACAGTTGACTCTGTTTCTCCGACGCCAGCTTCGCCGCCTTCGCCCACATGACCAAGAGTTTTTCTTCGATCCCATACTCGCGCGCGTTGGCCATGAGTATGCGAATGACCTCGGCCGGGTCTTCCGTGTCGCCGTATTCCAAAGGAACAACTCCCGGCCCGGTAGAAGCAGGCTCAGCCACTTCTACAACGGGTGCGGGAGCTTGCCCAGCGGCGCCCGTGTTGGACTCGTCAGAACCCTCACCTGGCGAAGGCTGGACATCTTGCTTGCGGGTTTTCTTGCCGCCTGAAATCAGTTTGGAACTCGTCGCCGGACCGAACGGGATCTCGTCCTCGTACTGTGGCTCGGCGTCCAGGTCTTTGATGATTGCCTGATCGTATTTGAATGCCGTCTGCATTTGAACGCTCAAAATTCCCCAACGCCGAAGCGAGTTGGCAATTACGGTCTTGATCGCCATACTATCGAAATTATTCATCCACGGGCTGTCGGTCTTCTTTTTCTTGTACGCCTGACTGAAGCGTTCAGCATGAGCAATGACTTTCGCCTTGGGCCAGTAAACCGTCTTGGAAAATCCGCTGTTCAAACGCCATGCGAACACGTAACCAATCGCTTCCTTCGTCTCGTCGAGAAGTTCCCAACGAATGATCGGATCGCCAATGTTATCGTAACCACCGAAGCACTCCGCGTTCACCGCGACGGCGTTCATCCCAGAGTATTGATTGCTGCGAAGCGCCAATTGGATTAGCCCGCGCGCTCCCATTTGGAAGCTGGCCACTCCAGCGTAGGGAACGATATGAGCGAAGCCCAGGTTCTTCTCAATCGGCAAGTCGAGGGTCGCTGCAATGGCTGCTGCGGCGATAACGCTTGCAGGATCAACCGGGCGATCAAACCCTTTGTACACGGTGATCACGGACGAGATGAACTGTGGCGCGCGTTGCCCCAGCATCTCGTTGAAGCGTTGGCGTATCTGAGGCGACGCCAGCATCGACTCGATGGTGTTGGGTTTGGATAGTTGGGTGCTCATTTGGTTTTGGCTTTCTTGTGAACGAAACATTGTTCGTAACTCAGTCCTGTCCGCGTGATGATCTGCGCCGCGTTGTCGAGGCTGATCCCCCCGTCGTGATTGATGAAACTCTCCAGCGTGGAGTAGGCGAGACCGAGGAACTTGGCGGCAGCATTCGTGGTAGGGTACGCCGAGATGATATTCAGCAGTTGCAGGCTCGGTCGAACCCGAATGCCTTCAATTTCGCCCGTGCGATGGCCCTTGCTTCGTGACATTCCCCCACATTACAAAATCCTTGCCGACTGTCAAGGGTTATCCCTTCCAAAAACTGTCCTCTTCCCAATTGGCCGTCGGTCCACCAGCAGGCTTCGGCGCCGGCGAGGTCTTGCCGGGACCAGGTTCGGACTTCTCGAACGCCTTCAGCTTCGTTTCCAAATCAGCGATTCTCGTCTCATACGCCGTGAGCTTGTGAACAAGTCGAGGATAGGCCGCGGCCGCATGGCGCACGTAGCTGTGGTGAATCACACGTTGTGCCGGCGTGAGAGCCTTGGGATCGGCGTCCACGCGCGCGAACCCCTTTTTCAACAGGTCGTTCCCTTCGTCGTCCCCTTCCGATTCCGCGAACCATTTGCTGCGCGTTTTCCAGGCTTCGTCCGCCTTGCGTGACATTGCCTCAAACGCCTGTCGTTCGCCTGCTTGTTTCGCGACGTCGGTCTTTTCACGATCTTCAGCTTCCTTGCGATAACGCTCGATTTCGAGTGAAGATTGTTGAGCGATTTCAGATAAGCGGTCGTAATGCCGCATAATAAGGTGAGCATCCTCACCAAATATTGCTCGTGCTTTTTGCCATGCAGCCCCTTCAGGTAAACTAGCCACCTCGTTAAAATCTGCCGCTGTCGCTCTTCGCTGATTCTCTTCTCCAGTTTCAGGGTTTTTCTGAGTAATAACCAATTGAGCAACGCTGTCATAAGCGCGCTTGCTTGCGGCCTGGTAGGGTTCGAGGAACTTGGCTTTGTACTCGGGGCTTTTCTCATAGCGGATCACTTTCAGTTCGGATTCCAGTGCGGTGCGATCGGCCCTCTCGCGCGCGAGTTGTTCGGTCAAAGCGGTCACTTCGCCTGCGTCAGGTCGCGGTGCAGTCTTGGCCGATTCCAACTGTTGCAGCAGTCCGACCACCTTGGCGTTCGTCTCTTTGAGCTCTCTCGCCGTGCGGTCGTACGCGATTCTCAGATCCTTGGGCGTCTTGAATTGCTCCGGCTTCTCTGGCTCGGGCTTGGCCGCAGGCTCGGTTTTCGCCTTGGGATCTGTCGGTTTGGCAGGTTCCTTTGGTTCGGCGGGCTTTGGATCAGGTTCGGTCTTGGGCTCCGTCTTGGGCTCAGGCACGAGCGCAGGGCTGTCGTCCAAAGTATCGAAGAACTTGTCCGGATCAGGCGTTGTCGGCGGTCCTGAAGGTTCCGGCAACGATACCGGTTGGGGTGAAGGTGACGGCGAGGACGTGGTGGGAGTCGGCGCCGGCGCGGTGGTGGGTGGGGCTTCCATTACAGGTGGCATAAGACTTTATTGTTTACTCTTCTTTGCGGGGTCTTTCAAGCGCCGCATGTAATCGGGGTCGGGCTGAGTGAGTTGTGGCTGCTGGAAAATCTCTTCAATCGCGAACGGCTCGCCAATCTCGCACAAGTGCCGGATCAACAGTTTTGCCCCTGACAATTGCTCGGTGGTGATTCCGCCAACCCAAGTCATGTCGGCCAGCGCGTAGGACAAGGCCGATTGAAATTCGTCGGTAACAATGAAGTCCTGCACCTTCGAGGCGAATGGCTCTTTGAGAAATCGTTGGCGGGGGGAGATCATAATTCGCCACTCGGAGCCGGGCAGCCCGAATCCACCCGGTCTCCGTCTATGATGGTCGCAGAACGTGCCCAACAACTCGGGACAAGCACTTCCGCTCGTGAATCGTCCTTAACGCGCGCTGGACGATCCAATCGTGTTTTTTGACAGAAAATCATCCCTTCACCCTCCGCAATCTCGCTTCAGCGAACTCGGCCAGAATCGTCGTGTGCCCTTTTCCCGTGACTTCCTTCAGTTTCATCAGTGGTTTCACCAGATCGTTGTCGATCCAGATTGTGAACTGGCTCTTGATTCTGCCGTCACGTTTGCGCGTGTACTGGGTTGGCTTGCAAGTCACCACTGATTATTCTTGCAAGCCCGAGACATTTACAAGTAAAAATTTAGTTATGAGCATCAGCCCGCCGGAGCGTGGGGAGTTCGAGCAAGCGATTCGCCGCACGGTGGAGAGGTTCAAACCTCAAAACGTGATCGAGACCGGCACCTACTTGGGCAACGGCACCACGCGCATCTTGTTTGAAGCCCTGAAGGAGTACAGCCCTTACTTCACCCTCGTCACCATTGAGTCCAAGTACGAATATTACAAGGTGGCTTGTGCGAAATACCGTAATTACCCCGAGGTCGTATGCCTTCACGGGCTCACCATTCCCCGATCACAATTGCCGACGCTCGAAGAGATTCAACGCGAGACCGTGGACAACGAAGTGCCGGGAATTTATCACGACCACGACAAGACGTCGCGCGCAGCACTCTACTTTCAGGAGCAACAGACCGAAGGACCGGATGGGCTCCTGGGTATTGCGTTGAACGCGCTGGCCTGCCAGCCCGATCTCGTTCTGCTCGACAGCGCCGGGCACCTGGGATTTCGCGAGTTCACCTTCCTGATGTCGATGGTCAAGGCGCCGTTTGTTCTAATCTGTGATGATTGCAAGCACGTCAAGCATCACCAGACTCTTGTCTCAATTCACACGGACGTTCGATGGGAGATCGTGGCAATCGGAGACGAGCGTTTTGGATTTCTAGTGGCGTACTTCAAGGCCGGGGGTTGACCGGGACGTTCACTTCAAAGGATAGGTCAGGGCGTTTGCTTCTCGATTGCGTTTCTCATCGCCGTGCCAAGGTGACGGAGTGAACGGCTCTTGTTATCCCGATCCACGGCGTCCGTGGCGTCCATGACCAGTTTGCGCGCGTCCCTCAGAGTTTGGAAATCTTTCGTCCCAAGTTTGCCGTTCTGTTTCGCCCAGTCTGTGACCCATTGCACGTCTCTGGAGGCGGCTCCAGAAGACTCGGCGATATATCCCGTGGTCTTCAACGCGGTATCGACCAAGCTGCGGTGCGGTGTGGAGATCATGGCCGCCGTTTGTCCGGCGCCTCCCAAGGAACCAAGCAGATAGTCCAGGTTCCGCGGATCAATCTCCAGTCCGGCAACTTTCAAAGCCGAGGCGATTCCCTTGGACACCGCGCTCGCGTGAGCTGTTCCCTTGCGCAACTCGACTTTCAAATCCTTCTCCCACGCCGGCACAATGTCGCGGCCTCGAAACGTGTCCCGGTTGAATTGCAATTCGAGAAAGGTCTTCAGCGGTCCGGTGCCCTCGACCGGCGTGTTGATCGGCAGAACCGCATTGGCCGCGCTGCCTGCCCAGCCTTCCATTGCCCGGCGATCCCCGAGAATACGGTCAATGGCGCGCTCCACGCCTCCCGCCATGACGCCCAGCTCGTGCGGACGCGGGATGCGCAACCAGTAGGGTCCCACCTTGAAGTTCCAAAAGAAATCACGCTGATACGCCGGCAACTGCTGGTACTCGTCCCAGGTATCCTTATTCTGGCGCTGATAAATCGCGTTGAGAATGGTCGGCACCAGCACGAACATTCCCCAACGCATTGCGAAGCCAGCCGGATTTTCACCGATGGAAAAAGCGGACCGCGCCAAACCACGAACGCGGGCATTTGAAAATGGAACCAGCCGGTTGATCACGCGCATCACCGTTCCAGCCTTGGCAAAATCCATGAGCCCACGCGCTTCTCCGGCCGCGTAGAGTGCCGCGTTGTAATCGTCGTACCCGAATTCTTTTTTGCCCATCTCGAAGGCGCGCCTGAATTCCGCAATGCGCCCGATCTTCTCGGACTTTTCGGAAAGGTCTTCCCACGCGTGTTTGAGCTTCAACGGAGAAAGCAGAATGTTGGTCGGGTCCTTGCGCAGTTCCGCGGCGGCTTTCTTGAGTTCCCTATTCCAGACGTGCCGGTCCACGATGTAATTGCCGAACTGTCCGCCGCCGAACACCTCGTAACGCGACAGCTCTTCCGGGGTGTACCCGCGCAGGATGTCCCAAGGCTTTGAACCGTTCCGGCTGACGACGCTCCGCTCAAACGTGTCGCGCATCGGATTTCTCAGCAGGAATTGAGGACCGTGCGTGATCATGTAGCGCGCGAACTGTGATGGCAGGGAAAGCAGGTCGATGAATGCGTGCGTGCCCAATTCCCCCAGTCCCTTCAAAGAATCGTGAATGTCGGGGTCAAACTTCCAATACTCGGGCTTGCCGTTTTTCCAGACGGTGATCGTGTTCCTATCCGCGCTGGACGCCTTGCTTCCGAACTGCTCGAAGTCCTTGAGATTGGCCCCGTGCAATTCCCGCACATTCCGCAGACTGTCAACGAAAGTGTTGAGAGTGACGTTGCGGAACGCTTCCTTTTGAATCGAGTCCGTCTGCTCCAAGAGATTCGAGTAAACGTTGTCGAGTTCCAGAGTGCTGCCTTTGAACCTTCGGATGACATCTCGCGTCGTCCCGATCTTGCCACCCCGCTGAGCCCGGTTGCCTTCCTCAAATTCCATCGAGAGCCGGTGCATGTCCACGTACTGCTCGTTGTTGTTGCGGATTTCTCTTGCCGCGTCCTTGCTCAACCTGCCTGAATCAACCAGCATATTTAGATTCTGGTCCGCCCAGAGCCGGTATCGACGCGCGGCCTCTTTCAACCGGGTTTCACGAACGGGATCGGCGGCGACTCGACGCAACAGTTCTTCCGCCGCGGATTTGTCGGTGAGAATGCCGGCGCCAATTCCCGAAATGTTCGATTCCCGGCCAAGCTGTTTTCCTTTTTCGACCGTTCGTTGCGCGACCATGTAAGCCGAGGCGTCACGCATGTCCTGGTTGAATTTGTCTTTGGAAGTCTTGTCGAAAGCGTCCAACAGCCAGTTCATTGTCATCGGCTGCTTGGTCACGGGATCAATCAACCGCTGAACCTCCAACTGGCCTCTGGCGTTGACCGCTTGTGCGGGTCTCAACGGGGTCAGCCCATGCTCAAACTCGTCGGACATGCGGGCGTCATGGGTGGAAAGCAGTCTCGCCTGCAACTCGAAGTTGTCCTTTGGAAGCAGTTGTCCGCCACGCAAGGCATTCGCTTCCTTGAATGCTTTGACCGCGTAATGGTAGGGATCATCGAACCACATTCTGAGACGGTCGATCGGATTGATTTCAAACCCAAACCCGCGTCCCCGCATTCCTTCCCAGAGCCGTTCCCGAAGCGACGGTGGTTCCATGCGTATGTTCAAGCCAGCCCGGACCAGCGGGTCTTCACCAGCCCAGATGCGAACGTCGTTGCTGAAATCACGAATTGCTTTGAGCCCTTCCGGAGTCACGGTCTTCTCGAAGTAAGCCGTGAAATTGGGGGCTTCAGCCTTGGCCATTTTCGGGTTCACCACGTAAGCCCGGATGTATTCGGCCACGCCCTCCGCGCGCCGGTAACGCAGGGTGCTCCTGGGCGTGACGCTGCCGTGAATCCAAAACTTGGCCAGCTCGGTGTCGTAGGGGGAACGCGTCTTGGCTTTGGCCCAAGGCGCGCCGATTCCGTACCTGTCATCCATCCAATGCCCGGCCAGCTCATGCGCCGCGGTATCCAGATCACCGGCGAATTTCTCGGCCGTAAGCGTTGAGCCGGGACTGTAGGTGCCAAGCGTGTTCGCCTTCAGGCGACGCACCCTGATTGCCTTGCCGATGGCTTCAGAAAAATCCTCGATGATTTTGAAGGGTGACTTTGCACCGCCGCCAGGAATCGGTTCGACGGGTATCCGCACCGGTGGAGGCGATGGTGGAGTGACCGGGGGACGCGGTGGTGGTGGCTGGCCTGCCTTGGGACGTGGGTTGGGAGTTACCGGCGGTGGCGGACGCTGCGTGCCGGCAGGACGTGGCGCTGGCCTGGGAACAACGTTTTTTGGCTCTGTGCCATTGAACACATGGCGCATCCACTCCGCCTTCTCGGCTGCAACCGGGTCTTTAGCCTGTCTCTTGAACAAATCCTGAAGAAACGGCTTCCAGATTGACACGTCACTCGTCGCCTTGATGATGTCCAGTACCTTATAGAACTCGTGCGACGCAAAGGCGGCATTGAACTTCGAGGCGAACTGTTCCTTCGTGAAGACCTGATTCGGATTGGGCTGACCGCGGTAGGCCAGGTCTTCCGGCTCGGGATAAATCTCACGGAATTGAGCGTCGAGATCGTCGAAGGCTTTCTCGTCTCCGGCTTGAGCGCGCTCGAAAGTGTTGTCCCGTTTGGCTGTCTGAAATGGGTCACCCTCTTCCGTCTTGGGCGCAGGTTCATCGAACAGGTTGCCTTGGTGTTCCGCGGCGAATTTGTCCGCGGCTTCAAGGTCGCTTTCCGCTGCCCTCTTTTCGGCTGCAATCCGCTCAGTATCCACGCCCGATTCACCCGACAGGTTGAAAGGCGCGTCCTGCCCCTGGAGAAGATCACCGGTTCCTTTTTCACCCGGTCTGAGTTTTGGCGTCTGTCGCTTGTTCAGTTCCGAGATTTTCTCTTTCAGCTTGGGAAGCAATTTGGACAACGTTACAGAATCGGCGTAATCCCCACCGAGCTCCTTGACGGCGCGCCGAAGAGTGGACGCTATCTCGTTGTCCACTTTCAATTTGTGCTTGATCGACGCCGTGCTGCTGCCGCCTGAGTGCGCCGACCGGTCATAGTAGAGATCGGGGTCCCGGATGAAACCAAGTGGCACACCATGCTCACGAATGAGCGCCTTGAATTCCTGGGCGAGTTTGAAATTCTGCGAATTCTCCGCTCTGATTTGCCTGGCCGTGGGTTTTTTTGGAGCTACTTCTGGTGGAAGTACATTTTCTTCCCCTGCCGGCTCTCCCGGTTTGTTGATTTTGCTTTCTTCGGGAGCTTTCCCTGGTTCGGGTACTCGTGCGCCCACTTTTCCGCTATCTCCGGGTGTTTCGCCCAAAGGAAGCGCCTCTGACTTTCCGACTTGAATGGCACTGGGTTCCTTTCCGGCTTGCGCCTGTTTTAGTTTATCGACTGCTTCTGCGTAAGAATATCTTCCTTCTGGTAATGCCGAAAAATCAGGTGATCCCTCTGGCAAAGTAATTTTCCCAGATTGCTCCGAGGCACTGGGATCAACAATCTGAACGTGGCCAGGTGCAACTTCACCACTTTCCGAAGTTCTTGGGCCTGTAACCACCACACGCCAGTCGTCTTTTGGAATTGCAGTTTGAGTTTGTTCTGGCACTTGAAACCCAGACGCCTTCAAATTCTGTTCGGTAATGCTCTCACCAGGTTTGTAAGTGCGCCCGTCAACAGACTTTATTGTTTCACCTTCGTTTACCTTGTAGTAGTTCACCGGACCAAATTCGGCCTCAAATGTGACCGGAGCAGTCTTCAACTCAGGTTTCGGTTTCGCCGCGGTTTCCTCAGGCAACGGCTCCAGCTTGGCCTCGTCGAAGGTGAAGCGATCAACTGTGGGTCGCATCGCGTCTCGAACGGCATTCAGGATCGGTCTTCCACCTTCCACAACCGGCTTGGCTGCCATCAGTCCACCCAATGCCATTTGACCCACACCGCTCCCAATCGTCTCCGGTTCCCCCCTCTGAATCCCCACCGATGCTTCGCCGGCGCCGCCACCCAGAGCTTGTCCACCGAAATACAGACCCATCGCCGTGGCCGCCGGTGGATAGGCTGCGAGTGGAAGCAATGGAAGCGTCGAAGGTGCGGACGCTGAACGAACGCCCCCCTCGATTGCCCTCACTCCAGAGCTGACGCCGCGTCCGACCTTGGACATTCCGATAATGTTCTCGATTGAGCCTGGGTCTTCCGGTGGAAGAAGCAAAGGCGGAATCAACTGCCTGTCTTCGGCCAGGAATCTTGCCGCCTTGTCTTCTCCCTGAACGGCTCTGAGTTGCGCTGGCAGGGTAGCTCTTGAAATCTTGGCCTCTTCCTCTGGAGAGAATGGCTGAACAGATAGCGGATCGACGAACTTGGAAGAACTCTGCTTTGGCTCGTCCACCGGCTCCAGCAGGTCTTCATTGAAGCTGACTGGTTCCAGCAGAGATTCGTCGAAAGACGGCATGGCGGGAAACTACTGCAAAACGTCGTACTTGTCCGTAGGAACTTCGCTCGCGCTACCGGGATACTTGAATTTCCTTCCGTCTGACTTTCGGCGCACGATGACACCGGCAGGAGGCGCAGCGGCAGGCAATGGCGTAACAGGAGCACCTGGCATGGCACCCAATGGGCCAGCCGGTGCGGGAGGTGCCATCGGTGCCACAGCAGGATTGACGGGCAAAGCTATTGGTGCGGGGTGCAGAATCGCTTCTCGTTGTTGGTCGAGTTGCAGCAAACGCCGGCTCAATGCGGCCTTGGTAACGTCATCTGTCGTGAGGCTTTCGGCCGCCTTTCGATTGTCCTTTTCCAGCATGTCAATCTGTCGGATTTGAGCCTTCTGAACGTCGCTCAACGTTCTTTCCTTGCCGAATCCCTTGTCCGCCTGAAAATGCGCGCTGCTTTTGCTGATGGGTATTCTCAAGCCCACTCTGGCCTGAGTTTCCGGATCGGTCAGCACTTCAGGACCGCCCAGAGGAGCGCCTGTTTCATCGATCTTGTTTCTCATCATGTCGAGATGCGCGCTTTGCAACCCAAGACCGGCCTTGTGCAAATCCAACTGAGCGTCACGGTAATCCTTCAGAGCACCCTGAGCGGTGCCAGCCAGCTTTTCACGGCTCGCCATTTCTTCGCGTGACAATCCTTGGCGCGCATCAAATTCCTTGGCTCTCTCGGCCGCGGCTGCCTGTCGTTCTTCCGCCCTGTCCTGCAACTCTTGAAGTTGCATCTGGCGCTGCTGATTGCGCGCGGAGATACGGTCGCGCATCTCGGCCAATGCCAGCCCTTGCTGCGCCCCGTGCGCGTACGCATCGCTGAACTGCGAAGGTTCGCCCTGTATCCAACTTGGTAATGGGGCCATGCGTTATTCTCCGGTTCCGGTATCTGCGCTGTTGTCGTAGGGCACTCCACTCGATCCCGTCTCGTCCATCCAGGCAAAGGGATCATCCAGTGGACTGCCACCACCGCCGAAAGGTACACCACCTGCGCCTGATTCGTCCATCCAAGCGAACGGGTCACCGCCGGTGTACGGGTCAGGAGCGCCGCCTAGACCGTAGCTGTCCAGGATGTCCTGCCAGTTCGATCCTCCAGCGTTCCCACCAAAGTCGTAAGACCCTGAACCGCCCGTGAAATCCAATGGCGCACCCGTGGCACCGGGATAGATGGCTGGACCCGGTGTCCAGGGAGCGGCACCACCTCCACCACCGCCTCCTGTGCCGTGAAAGTCGCCTGAGGCCACTGGGAACGTGTTGGGCGCACCCATGCCGGCGGGATTGCCCGGTGATGGTCGAAGATTAGGAGCGCCAAGTGACCCGCCAAAGCCGCCACCGACTCCAGGCACGCCTCCTCGACCGCGGTTGAATGCCGCTTCGAGCTCCGCCGCCCGCGCCGCCGGATCAGGCGCCGCATTGAGATTCGCGTTGTTGGCCGCAATCTCAGCCTGTAACGACGGCGGGACGGTCTGGTTCGCCTTCACACTTCCAGTCAATCCCTCGTAGTCCTGCAACCCATTTCGCTGAAGTCCCAGTGACGTCAGCCCAAGATTCCTTGCACTACGGTTGCTCGAAAGCGTGCTTCCGGGCATTCCTGAGCTCACCCCAAACCTTGCCCCCTCGTTCTGGATTTGAGCAATCACGTCCGGCGGAAGTTCACCCGTCAACTCGTGAATGATGTTCTGCGAAGCCTGTCCCGTGGCCGAGTCCAAGCCTGGTATCAACCGCGCCAAGTCACCGTGGGGATCAGGCAAACCCGTTGCGCCGGGCACCAGACCGTATGGCCCTTGACCAGCCCGCGGCGCAGGATTCACGTCGTAACCTGAAACGGGCGAACCTGGAGCAGGTGGTGTATAACGTCTGGTATAACTCGTTTCGCTAGGCATAAATTCAGATGTTCCAGCCGATGCCGGAGCGTTCCAGCCGGGCGCTGCCCCACGTCGCAACGTCGATCGCCACCTGGTCGGTCGGCACAAAGTCGCGCTCCTGCAAATTCATCTCATGCACGGCGTCCAGCTCGTAGCTCACCTTGCCTTGCACGTTCCCGCTCTGGCCCTCTTTGATCGCCTGAACCATCGCTGCAATGGCCTGAAGATTCTGCACCGGGCTGATGTCCGTGTCGTCGCGCAGTTTGATGAGCGCAAGTTTGAACAACGCCGTGATCGAACGCTGCCCGTCACACGCCGAGGTGCAACAATCCATCCCGCCAATTCGCGTGAAGAGATATTGAGGATTGGTCTCGCGCGGCTGGTACTCCGCCATGTCGATCAACACGTCGTTCACCGTGTCGTACTGAAACAGCCTGATCGGACACTCGGTCTCGGGCTTGATGACTCGATCCGGGAAACCGGGACCAACATCCATCGTCGTGCTGACGAACGGAGCAGCGAGAACGAGACTGATGCCGTCCTTCCAAGTATCATCCGGGTTACGAGTCCGTACCGGATTGCCGTTTGAATCCTTTCCAAAAAGCTGAATGACCTTTCCCAAATCCTTCTGGCATTGTGTGTACGCCCGCACCTTGATGTTGAGAGCGCCGCACGCCACGTTCCTGAACACCGGCACTGTTCCCTCGTTCAGAGCTGAGTAATCAGAACAGAAACATGAGCCGTTCAAGTCGGTCGGTCCGAAGGGGAGAAATGAACCCCAAATCTTAGTGATCGGCACCGCATAATTGCAACGTTTCAACGCGCGCAGTCTTCCGACGAACTTTGGCCAAGCTACGCATCCGTTTCGGACGCAGAACTGCGCCTTCTTGAGCGATGTCCACCAGTCACCCTTGCGGTAGATGCGTTCAATCGAATCGTTCAACCGACTCTCGTACTCGGGAGAGCCTGGACAATAGCCGATCACTCCGTTGATTCCGTCGTCGGCCTTGATGTCCGCGTATGTCAGGATGTCTTCCATCAGCAAACGGGTTTGGCAAGTTTACGAAACAAATCTCGTCTCGAAAATCGTTGTGGAACTTCAACCAATTTAGGTTCCTGAATGTTTGGAAATTCTATGTGAAGTCTGTCGTAGAGAAGCTCCGCACCATTAAACTCTGACCATTCACCAGTTTCAAAGTGACCGATCCAAGAGTCATCTGTGGGATACCAATTTTTCAGAATTTCCGAGTCAAAGTGGGGCGCCCGATCTAATAGGTAATTGTAGTACAACGAACAATCGTTCGGAATTCCTGGTACTATTATTGTGGTCTTCGGTACCCACAACAGTCTCTCAAACCACTCGCCGAATATCGATGAGTTGAAGAGCGGGAATGCTCCCACCAGGAATTTGAAAAAATCTCGACGTTTCATCAGCTTGATCGATCAAATAAACGGCCAGTCGGTTTGATAAAGTACACACCCATCGCACCGGGGTCAGTTCCCGCGGCGCCAGCGGACGCCAGTTTGGGTGCTGGAATGGCGACGTTGACATTCGGAGCGAACACCCCAACGCCCACCGGAATCAAATTGGCGAAGGTCGTATCCTGTTGCCAGTACGCGCCAGTTACATCAGAAATCGTACCTGGCTCACCTCCGTCGAATAGCTCCAAATCAGTGAGGCTTCCGATGAAAATTTTCCTCTCGTTGAAAGGTGGATTTCCCGCCGGCCAATGCCGCCTGAGCCACAGCCCATAGATCGGGCTATAGTCGAAGTCGCCCACGCCGATGCTGGTTGACGAGTCAGTCTTGTGCCACGGTCTTGCTCTATTCTCGACAGTGGGTTCATCGGCACCCGTGTTCCACACCGTAAACACCGCCGGAAAGAAAACCTGAATTTGAGTGAGCAGGTCGTGAATGGACGTGGCACTGAGACAGAAGCCAGCGGGGAGCGGGGGGATTCTAACGTCCATCTCGGTTTCGTCAGCCATAAGTCGTGTTTACGCCTTTCGCGGTGTTTGTCAGTAAGATTCCATTTCGACGCTGGGAGGTCCGGCAGCCAGCCTGCAAGGCAGGCCGTCCCCAACATCGGCAATATCGTTTTTCAAATAGATTCCGGGGCCATCGCTGTTGCTTCCTTTGATGCCCTGCCACAGCAGAATGAAATTCGCGCCACCATCCATCTCACCGATGGTGAGCACCCAACCGCACCCGGACGGCGCCAGCGTGGGCACAGCGCCAAGACCCGTCGAGTAACGCACTTCAGCGGTGTAGAGCTTCTTGCCGTTGTTGAGTGAGAGATTGCCCGGCACGGGATCGGCCTTCCACTCGATCTGAGTGAAACTACTGAATGTCCGGTTGGGCATAGTTCCATCCCACTCCGCACCGACGCCTGCGGCAGCCGTGGCGCAGTCCAGCGTGAGCAGGATCGTCTGAACCTCTTTCGTGCCTGCGTTGCCCGGCGTGTTCTCGGTGACGGTGAACAAGGGAGCGAAGGTGATGGTCGTTACTTGCGCGGTCAGCAACGCGCGTAGCCCATTGTTGTTCCAGGTCACCTGCCAGCCCGCGGCGAGACTTCCGGCGACAGTCACGCCTCCGACCGAGGAAATCGAAGCGATTGCATTGAGAGCGGATTGCACCTGCACTGCTGTTGCGTTGAAGGCGAGCGGCGCAGTAGTGTTTGCGCCGAAGGTTGCCGTCCAGCGCGCCGAAGCAAACGACGAATAGTTTTTGACCTTGATCCGCAGCGAAGGCGGCACGGCAATCTTTCGAGTCCTGCGTAATGACCAGGTCGGGTTTGGAGCGCCATTGTGCCTGACCGTGGCGGCATACCCACCCCAGCCAGTGAATTTCAGGAACATCAAACCGCCTTGGTGCGTGTGTGTGCCGAGGTTGGCACCGGAGACGAATGAACAGTTGGCCGCCTGAGGCGGGCAGCCAGCCAAGTCCTGAACGTTTGGGCGGTCGAAGCCTGTTTGCGTGAGCTGCGCTGAACTGCCGCCATTGTTGTAAAAGACCTCGTGGCCAAGCGTCGAGTAGGACAGGCCAGGACATCCAAAACCTGCCGTCACAACGTCATAGTTGAAACAGCCGTTCTGGTAATCGAGAACGAATTGCATCGGATCGAACGAGCCGAAGTTTTGAATCGCGTTGAGGGGTGTCAGATCAGCGATGCCAACCGTCGCGAGCACTGTGTTGTCCGGCACCGACAAATCGCACGGGGCAGCGATCACACCGCACTGTAGTTTCCCGTCAGCTATCCCCTTGTTGAATAGCTTCGTGAGTTCGTCGAGTGCCTTTTGATTGGCTTCCGCCAGTGTGGACGCACTAAAAGCACCCGGCTTCATGGTCAACCCCTTGCCATCAATCGAAATCTTGATGCTCGTTGGAAGGAACGATGAGAGCGGCAGTCCTGAAATGTTGAAGATCGGGTCGCCATTCGGACAATTGACCGTCTGAGGATCGCTCAACTGCGTTTTCTTCTTTGGTCTGAACGCCTTCTCACGACACCCAGCCAGTCGTCGTGCGGCCTCATTCACCATCGACTGCAAGAGCGCGGTGTAGTCAGCCTGCGAGATGTTCGAGTCGTACTGAACCGTCAAAGGTCCGTCACAGCAGTTGATCGTCAGCGGAAGGAAATTCGGTGTCGGTGGAGGGTTCCAATGAATCTCGCCTTTGAGAATCGTGATGAGCTTGGGATAACTACCCGGCATGCAGACGTAACCGACGGGACACTGAAACAGCAGCGAGATTTGATCGTTCTCGAACGTCGAACCAACCAGAAGATAATCGTCGAGACCGGACGGCGGACAACAGTCCAGAACTTCACAAACTGGGCATTCTAGTTTGGACATTACGGTGTTTGTTTCACCACGTCGATCCAGCTTCCGGACTTGAGAGTTACGGTATTCGCAATCGCTCCCCAATTAAGGGCAATCGTTCCGTCAGCAGAAGGAACAATGACGAGACTGTCCGTGGCGATCAGAAAACTGCTCAGGGCATCGCTGATATTGGCCAGCAATATCGGTCCTGAGGAATGTCCTCGTTTCCAAACCAAGGCTCCGGCCTGAAAGTAGAGAATGTCCTGGTTGGCACTGGTGACCGCCGGCACCGTCCACTGGTAAGTGACAACTCCATTGGGCGTCACGATGTCATAAATCAGTCTCGTGCGAATGAAGTATTTGCTTCCAGCGACGACAGGGAAGAACAACTGGTCATCATCACCTGACACGGCGGCTGCACGAACCAAGTCCGTCGTGCGGCTGATCGTCGTGATGTCCGGAAGCAACTTTCTGGCTGCCTTCTTGGTCTGGAACACGCCACCGCCAACGTCTTGGGCAATGCCGAACAGGTCGTTGGGTTTGATTTCCGTGGCGGCGATGGGAAACGCACTAATCATTTTGCCTGTCAAACTCATAATCAGCCTTTCAAGTAATTTTGAAATAACTCGTTTCATCAATTGCCCACCAATCGTTCTCGTTCGTCAAAAACGCGTCCTGCACGTCCACGTCCACGTCCGGTTCAGGCGGAAGTTCCGGCAGAACGTCGCACGTCGGACTCTGGCACATCATTGGCGCCATCACCGGCTCCGGCGTCAACACCGCGCGCAATTTCATTCCACTCACACGGCACCAGCCCTGAATCAAAATCCTGACCTGAGCCGTGTACAGGTCGCGAAACGGTTTGTTCGTGATCGGGTCACAGGGTCTCGGTGATGGCTCTCCAAACCCCATGCGCACCCGGTATTGAGGTTGCGCGTTGAGGATCGACAGGCAGGTGAACGGGTCCGGCAGACACTCTTCCTGCTTGGCGCACACACTCCAGCCGTGCCAGAAAATCCAGCAAGGATGTTTGTCTGGGCGGTAAAAGATTCGGATGTCCACCCGGCCACGAATATCGTCAACATAGATTTCTCCGTCCTGCAACCGTACACGCTCAAATGATCCGATCCCCGAACGCTTGAACATATCCCCGGTTTCCAACGACCACACCACAGGATACTCCAGATTGTTGTTCGTGTCTGCAAATTCCGCACCGGACGGCATGATCTCGAACAGGTCGATCTCGCCGTTGTTGTTGAAGCTCGCCGCGAACGCGCGTTCCATCGAGCCGAACACACCCGTCATCATCTGCAACACCTGCAACCCGGTCCAGCCCCCGTCATAGATGGGCGGGGAACTTCCCTGTAATGTCGAAAGGATGTCGAAATCCAGCGCCACCAGAGCGCGGTGATAGATCCCACGGTCGCTCACCGTGGGACTGGCGCTCATCAGCAGGCGGTTGTTGAACACGATCGCCGTGGAGAATTCCAGCAGGCTTTGATTGTCGGCGAGCATGATCCGGTTCATCTCCCGGCTCACCGGTTTGTTGCCCCAACGCTGTTGGAAATCGCGCCGCCCAAGAATCAACGTCTGAATGCCGGCGAAACTCCGGTAAAACAAATCGCCATTGGCCACCACGGTCGAGTATTGCGACAACCCGCCACTTTGAATCTGACTGACGCTCAGAAGCACACTGGTCGTGTTCTGCCATTCGATGTCGTCCACCGGCGCGTCGCAGTTGAACACGATTCGCGCCGTGAGCACTTGAAGCGGTCCCTGGCCCAGTGACACGTCGAGGTTGGCCACGGCCCGCATGGCCATGATTTCGCCGCCGTTGGACGGCACTGAGAAATCTCCCCCGGTGAGAAAGATGTTCCTCGTCTGCTTGAGCACGGCGTCGCGTTTCTTTTCCCCCGGCGTGCCGCTGCTCGAGTACACCAGGTCACCGGCGCGGAATGTGAGCCCATCCGGATTCACCCACCAGTTTCTACCCTTCCAATAGACGCCCATTCTACCGGCCGTGAGTTCACCGCTCAGCACGTTGGAACGCCGAGACGTGGCACCGTCGAAGAAGATAGGGACACTCTGACCGTCGTTTATGATCATCCACTTCTCGGACTGCCAAAGCCATGCGTGCGGTCGTGTGGCTGGGTTCACGTCCCAAAAGATGAACTGCGCTCCGACACCGATAACGCTGCCCGCCAGATCGTCCACATTTTTGACAGTGATCGTGGTTGGGCTCGTCACCAAAGTCACAACGTAATTGTGCCCCGCTATTTCGATTTCATACCCGTTCTGTAAGTTGCTTGTATCAAGAACGGACACGCTAACGGTAGAGCCGATGGCTGGAACGGTGAAGGGCAGCGTGGTGATGGTCTGAACGTTGATCGTGATTTCCTGCACCTTGAACTTCACTGGACCGGGTTTGATGACAAATTGTCGCCCGCCGATGCACCAGATCAGGTAGGTTTGGCCGGCGTCAGACTGGTATGTCTCACCTCCCTGCCAGCGACCAGTCCTGAACCGATTCTCGAGTACGGAGTTGCCGCCGAAGTCCAGTTGCCGCTGGTGAAACATCGAGCGCGCCGTGGCAAATCCACCGCGCAGAGTCGCATTGGCCGCGAAGGAAAGCTGGTTCTCTTTTACGAGTGAGGGAACAACACCACTGTCGATTCCACCTTGAAGCGTCGTGAAACCGTCGAAGACATCTCTGGGCTTCTCTTGTTGTTTATCAGCCACACAAGTATTACAACGGCCAGTCGATTTCTGCCCAAGTCAAGGAACCATTCACAATCCAGGTCGTACCCGCGCCGCTACCCGCCATGATCGCGCACAAGGCACCTGGAGGTATGATGACCAAACCACCCAAATCTTCGCCCACCACCCCAGGACCGCCGTTGCCTGCCGCCGCCGCTGCTGCCGCCCCTCCAATCATAAACATTTCCTGAACAGGATTTGGCGTCGCCAGCCAGCCACCGAGCGCCACGTTGTTCCAGGGTTTCATCAGTGAACCTTGTTGGGAAACACCGCCTTGGACAAGATGATTGAAAATGTTCCCCGTCGCCGCAGCAGTGATCGGCAACGCGCCACCCGCCTGCACATTGAGAATCGCCTGGCCACCGGCGGGAGTGCCGGAAGTGGTCAAAAATGTTGATCTCAAAAGGAGAGCGGCCTTGTTGGTGGAAATGTTTCCAAATCCAATGACGGGCGTCGCGGTGTTGGCCGCGATGGGCGAATTGTGCGTCGCGGCCACGGTGACGGCCTTTACAAACGTCGAGAACACCAGCCCATAACGAACCATCTCGAAGTACCTGCCCGCGCCGGAATCGTTGACGATCAAATCGCTGAACGGCCCGCTGCGAATATCAGCCTCCACGTTATTCGACGTGCGGCGCATTCCGGTCACTGCTTTGATGACATCCATGCTCATAATCGGTTCGCTTCCTTTGAGAGTTCTTTCGGCAGATCAATTCCCTGCTTCAAAAGGTAAAAGCAGAGCAGACGGAAAAGGTATTCATCACGCGCCACACGCTCATTAAGCGGGATGTCGAGATCGTCCTGCGATTGCAACTGCTGCATTGCAGCCGTGTCGTCGAGGACCAGTGGTTTTCGGTCAGACATTAAAGCAAAATGGGTTTGAACGGAGAAGACAGGTTGAGTTCGATTGTGCTTACGGCCACGCCCAACTCGACCACGTATTGCCCCCCGGTTGACGGTGGTGTCACTGTTCCAAGACCTGCTGTGGTGGGCGATAGAAAGTAGCGTGTTCCAACCGTAAATCCTCCTGTGGTGCCGAACGAAGCATCGACCTGGGCCGTGCTGGTGAAACCCAACACCCCGTTGACTTGGATTGCACCGGATACACCGTTGGTGATGCTCGCGTCACGGACCAGTCCGAGTACGCGCGCCGTCGTTGCGGCGTCGGCCTTCCCTTTTTTTACTCCATCCGCAACATCGTTATAAACCGGAGTGCCGATGACGATGGGTGTTGCCTCGTCGTTTGTCTGAGCGAGAACGTCACCGCCTGATTGAGGAGCGTCGAGAGTATCCCCGCTCTGTAGTTGCTGTACGACCCCTTGTACCAAAACCAGTGGTTTTCGCAGCGCCATAAGTGATTAGAGAAGTATTGGTTGCGCGGAGTCAACCACGATTGTCGTTGGTGATTTGGCTGTCCCCACCTGCTGAACAAAACCAGTACCCGGAGCGGAACTCGCCAAGCCGGTTCCAGACACGTAAATTTGATCGCCCGGCGTCCACGTCCAAAGCGGATTATCGACTTCGCCTGATTCCACCACCGTACCGGAAAACCCGAGCGCAATCGCTGCCAGCGCAATACCGATCACGCGACCGATGCCAGCAGAAGGATTTGAACTGTTGGCGATTCTACCGAGCGACGTGACAGCCACGAACGCTGGAATGTTTTCCGCCGCGGTGATGGTGACGGCCACGCTGGAGGCTGGCAGTCCAATCGGTGTTGAAGGAGAGACGAACGCAGTGTCGTAATCCGTGGAAGAAAGTTTTGTGAGCACCTGACCGACAGTGCCGCCCTTGGGAAGATTTGAACCTAACGTGGGAATGCCTAACTTGCGCCTGGCCGCGGCAACGTTCCAAATATCTATCGTCGCGTAGTCGTCTATGCGCATGTCAGTTGTTCAAATACAGCTCTCCACGGACACACTGAAAAGTCCACACGCCCGCCGCACCCGGATCGACCGACACGCCGAGGATCAAGTTGGCTGGGGTAGTATCGAATCCCGCCGAGGTCGTTTGCAAGACCACTGCCCCTTGATTGGCGAATCCGGTGGCTGCCAGGTTATGCGTCAAAGCCAGTCCTCCGGCCAGAACACCCGCCGCGCCGATGTTTCTCAGAATCGCTTCAATCAGGATGATCGCCGTGTCCGCCGCAGCCGTCTGCGCAGGGCCAGTGAACAACAGGCGTTGAGCATCCCCGGTCGTGCCTGCCGCGCCTACCCTCACTGAAAATGCCGGGGCTACGACTCCAGCAGCCGTCTTGGTCGCCACCATTCGCCACCGAACCACGGTGCCGACCTTCAAACCAGCCGTCGGAACGAGCAGGGCCGAGCCAGTGAGGTAGGTGTCCGCGGCATTTGCCGGAACATCGGCCGTGTTGGCGTTGGACTTGAACCCAAAATTCGTGCGCGCATTGGTCGCCGTGGACGCACCGGTGCCACCTTCGTTAATCGCCAGTGGGATTGTCAGTCCAGTCAACTGTGTGATGTCACTGTTTACTCCAGAAGCCGCGAAACCAGTCACGCTCGGTTCAAACCCGCCCGGTGACACGCCGCTGCCGCTGACGATGTTGGTTCCCCCCGCCGCATTGCTCGAGTACCCGAGGTTTTCCAGTTGAACACTGATACCATCGACAATCGACACGACCTGCATCACTCCTGCACCCTGAACGAAGACCGGCTGACCCACGACCATCCAATCGGTTGAGGCCACGTCCACGACAACGCTTCCAGCCGCCGCCGGCATCGTGAAGTCCGCCGTGGTGAACGTGAAGGCAGAGGAACCGTTTGAACCGGCTGCACCGTCCACGCCGGCAATTCCTTCGAGCCCCGGCGTCGATACTACGAGTGGAAGAGCACAAGGGTCACAACAAGAGCTGGGTGAACTCATGCTCAATCAATCCTTTATTTCCGCCGAAATACAAGTATTTCTTGTGGGGTGAAAACCGTGTCCAAATACGGCATCCCTTGGAAGATTCACGAAGGCGACGTGGACATCGAGATCGAGAAGGCTTGCGTTCGTAACGGCGGCCAGTGGAAAGACAAGAATGGAGAGCTGTGCGGATTGGGTCTCTTCGCTCACTTCAAGAACCTCTGGAAGCTATGGTGGCCTGACGACGACGAGCATCGGTGGGCGGATCTGATTCTCAAGCACTACCTCGAAAATCAGTACACCACACTCATGGGATCGGCCAACAGCAGCAAGACCTACACGATAGCCAAGATTGGGCTCACCGAATACGCCTGCTTCCCCGACAACAGCCTGACTCTCATCAGCAGCACGGACGTTCGAGGTCTGGAACTGCGCGTCTGGGGAGCCATCAAATCGCTTTGGGAACGAGCGCACGAGGCGGACGAGGATTTCCCAGGATTCGTCGTCGATTACCTGCACGCGATCAGCACGCAGGAAGCCGGTGACGGAAAAATCAGGGATCTCAGGCGCGGCGTCATTTGCATTCCCTGCCTGTCCGACCGAGGACAGTACAAGGGTCTTGGCCGGTACGCTGGCGTGAAGGCCGAACACGTTAGATTGTTCGCCGACGAAGTGCAATTCATGCAAACCAGTTTTTTGGGAGCCATAGCGAACCTGCGCAACAACCCAGACTTCAAAGCGGCTTTCATGGGCAATCCGCTGGGCATGGGCGATCCGCTGGACCAGGTGTCCGAACCTGAGTGCGGCTGGAGCAATCATCCTGTGCCCGACAAGACTGCGGTGTGGAAAACCAGGAAGTTTGGGGGTGTCTGCGTCAATCTCATTGGCACGGATTCCCCCAACTTCGATTTTCCAGGTGAAGTCCGGTTTCCCTACCTCACGCGCCCGGATGTCATTCAGGAAACCCTGCGCGATTACGGTCCCAATTCGCAGGAATACTGGTCGCAGTGCAAAGGCGCCCGTATCACCGGGCTCATCGCGCGCAAGGTCATCACACGCGATTTGTGCGAGCAACATCACGCGATGGACCAACCCAATTGGTTGAATACGATTCGCACAAAAGTCTATGCCGTGGATGCCGCCTACGGTGTGGTGGGCGGAGACCGTTGCGTCGGCGGGTACATTGAGTTTGGTTTGGACGAACTGGGCCGGATGATCCTCTACGTGCCCATGCCGCATATCATTCCGATTCAACTCGGTGTAGGCGGCCAGCCTGAGGACCAGATTGCGGCTTTCGTGCGCGACGATTGCATTGCCAAGGACATCCCCCCGGAGAACGTGTTTCACGACGCTACTGGACGAGGATCGCTTGGGACCAGCTTTGGCCGTCTGTGGAGTCCCAAAGTGAACCCGATTGAGTTTGGCGGTTCAGCCACCGCGCGCCCGGTCACACATGACACCTTCATTCGAGATCCACGCACCAACGAACGCCGGCTCATGTTGTGCCACGAAAAGTACGCGAACTTCGTCACCGAACTGTGGTACTCGGTGCGCTATGTCACTGAGGCTGATCAAATGCGAGGACTGCCCCCGGAAGTCATGGAGGAAGGCTGCCTGCGCGAGTGGAAGGAAGTCCGGGGAAATAAGGTGCAAGTGGAGCCCAAGCCCGACATGAAAAAGCGAATCGGAAAATCTCCTGACATGTTCGATTGGTTAGCCACCGCAGTGGAAGGCGCGCGTAGACTTGGCTTCCAGATCATGCGGTTGCCCGGAGCATTTGAACAGGACGAAAACAACTTTCTTGACAAGGAAGAGGAAAAAACTCAAAAATTACTTATGAGTCAAATGTTGACCCATGCGTGACCATCCTTAACCACTTGAATCAATGCCTACATTCGCCAAATGCCCCAAGGAAGTTTACAAACTGACCGAAGTAATTCTCGCCGAGTTTGAGACTCACTCGCCAGTACTCACCGCCAAGGTAAAGATCGACCTCGTGTTCGCCTTTCCCGATCTGGACGACGAAGGGCATCCGAAGAATGTGGCGTTGAAAAAGAATGGCGTCCGAGCTCTCGGAATCACCAAGGCTATTTGCCTAAAAGATCGCGCTCAGGGCAGAGGCGACGCGGAAGTCACCCTGGACGGCGATTGGTGGAAGGATGCCTCCGAGGAAGAACAGCGCGCGTTACTCGATCACGAGCTGCACCACATTTTGGTATGCTGCAACAGCAAAGGCACTGTTCTCACCGACGACCTCGACCGGCCGAAGGTGAAGATGCGAAAGCACGATTACGAATTTGGATGGTTCAAGGTTATCGCCGAACGTCACGGAAAACATTCGATTGAATGCCAGCAAGCGGAACTTATCTTCGACCGCGCCGGCCAATCGTTCTGGCCGCAACTCGCACCCAAACTGAAGGAAAAAAACTGATGCCCCTCACCACACGTAACACATTTCCCCCTGGCGGATTCCCCTTCGACCAGAAGAAGGCGGACGGCTCGATCAAGAAGTTTGAAGGTTTGACCTACGGGTTTTGGGAGCAGGTCATGGAGATCAAAGCCTACCGCGAGGGTAACGGTCTGATGCCCACCGACAAGCTGGCCATTGCTGAAGAGCTCGACGCATTCCAGTGCGAGCGGCTTGGGTTTGATCCACTCTGGGTGACGCAAAAAAAAACGATGCCGTTCGCGGCTACTCAATTCAGCCCCAGTCACCTGCTCCGAAGTGCAAAAGCTGTGGCTCAAGGGGCTAGTATTCTGGCCGATTGGGTTGGTGAAGGTGGTTCCCCGGTAGATCAATCACTGGCACAAAAACGAGCGGACGCCTGCACGAGCGGAGCAAAGGACAAAGACGGCAATCCAATGCGCTGTCCTCACAATCAAGAGGGACACGGCTTTGCCAAAATGACCACGGTCATCGCCAAGGCAATCCACGATCAACGTCGTGAGAAGCTGCGTCTTGCACTACGCGTGAACGGTGAGGAAGATTTGCACACCTGCGATATTTGTTTGTGCCACCTTCCGCTCAAAGTGTGGGTGCCCTTCAAAACCATCGCTGACCGCACCACCGACGTTCAGTGGAAGGAATTCGAGCAGGTGCCGTGGTGTTGGATGAATACCGAGAGGACAATCGCGCCATGATAAAAGTCGAAGGAGGATTAGAGGGTAAGTGGAAGGTGATCCACGCGCAAGAATCGCTGCTCAGAAAACTCATGCTGCGTCAGTTCAAACTCAGAACGCCTAAAAAATTGATCCTGCTCGGTTACAGGGCAGGTGATCTAGTCAGAACCAACCCCAACCTCGTTCGGAGGATGAAATAATATGAACCATTTGATCGCAGTAATTCCCTACCACAACGGAGACGTTGAACTCGCGCGCAACCTTCTGCTTTGGGTTTCAGAGCTTGGTGGGTGCAAGAACCACGCGTGCCTGTTGGGCGCCGATTCTGGAACCAAGATGGAAGAACGGATCGAGTTGAAGAAACTCGCTCAGGACGCTTTCGGTCACGCCACCAGTGTCGTTGTGGCGGTTGGTGACTTTCCCACGTATCAGGTTGCCACGAATCGCATGTTCGAGCGCCTGTCCAACCAGATCGAGCAGACGTGCAAATGGCCGTTCCTGTGGCTGGAACCGGACTGTGTGCCGATGAAAAAGGACTGGCTCGATCAACTGGCGGACGGATACGCGAGTCAGCCAAAGCGGTACTTCGGGCCGATCATCAAGACCGACGCGACGATGATTGCGCCGGCTGACATCAAGGAACACCTGACAATGGTCTCGGTGTATCCGGTGAACGCGCACACTGAGCTGGCGGAGTTTTTCAAAGGCGACCGCGCATTCGACATGGCCTCACACGAATACCTGCCACCGCGCGCGACTGACACCAGACTGATAAGCCACTTCTGGCCACCGCGAGATCAGTTGGCCACGTTCAAGGCGGTGCGGACTGAGGAAGACCCGATCAACGTTTTGACCCCTGAACGTATCTGGCCTGAGGCGGTGCTTTGGCATCAGGATAAAAGTGGCACGCTCATACCGATCCTGCGCGAGCGATTGATTGTGCCGAAGGATTTGTCACCAGACTTGAAGAAGCTGCACCCGGCGAACAAGGTGAAATGACTCTGGCAACGACGAATGTGGAGAACGCATCCAGCCTGAGCTTGGCGACATGGGCGAACAGCTTTGGCCGTCGTTGCCTTTAATTTATGCTAACAGCTAAAGAATACTTCCTGAAACGCAGTCCAGACGGGCGCACAATTCCTCCTTATATTGCACTCTCAGCAGAACAGTATGACGAGCTTGTAAAAGAAGCCCGCAAGCAAGGTTACACTGAAGCGGCGGAGATTCTTAAACCTGATTACATTGACGAAGAATTTAACGATCTTGTTTTAGCTAAAAAGCAAGCAGTTCTCAACGCCCGCGATCAAATCAAATGACCATCGAATTTGCAACTTGTGAAAGAAAGCGGGCGCTTAAATTCATACAGCGAGTTTATCCGTCAAAGGTAATCACAGATACTCCAAGCTGTGCTGGCCCATTATTAGATTTGGTAGAACGAGATATTGTTAGGATTCAAGACCCAATGATGTATGGCAACATAATCGCAGTAAGTCCCAATGCAACGAACTGGAAGGAAGAATATCGTGAACGGGTAATTGCAGCATGTAAATTATTTGCTTAAACTCAATGACCACCACAAACACTATGAAGGTATATCTAAACGAAAAACTAATCGACCTCGGAAAAGGTAAATCTCACGGAGGTGACGTGCGCGCAAAATTACCTCCTGAACAGAGTGGGTATTCTATTTACAAAACCAGAAAAGGTTCTACAGATAAGTGGATGAGTGACACACAATCGGTAAGAAATGGTGATTCGTTTTATACTATTCCTCCATGTCACGGAGCGTGATATGACCACCACAAACACGAACGACAGGCTGGAAAAGATTGTGAGTAAAGCGAGGCAAGAAGTTATTAAGTATAACGACTTAACCACCGCTCCTTATGGTTTCAGTGGTATTGTCCGCACCGCCTGCCAAGAGTATGCGCGGGAGGAAAACCAACAACTCCGCGCCGATGCCGAAGCATTGGCGGTAGAATTAAATTCTTTTGCAATCGCATTTGACGATAGATCAGCGAAAGAAGCACTTAAACAATACCGCTCCAAACATCCGAAATAGGAAAGTGAACCCACTCCCCGGCAATCCTGACCTGCCGCCTGGTGTCACCGAGCGTGACGTTGAGCGAGACGATTGGACTTTCTGCCACGCATGTGGTCGTGGCGTGGAGAAGGACAAGATTGACGAATCGGGCTTGTGTGAACGATGCCTGCGCGGGCCGCAAGACGACGACCGTTGACGGACAGGCTTTGGGGGCGTAGAAGTGCAGGGTGCAGCCAGTCAACCAGAACCCCGTCACTTAAGGAGGGAATATCAATTTTTCAACTCCCGCTCACGTCGGTTCAGCCATCTGGGACATGAAGTGGGCCGACCTGCCCCGCTCCGACAACCGCACCAAGATCAACAAACTGTTCGACGGCTGGCCGCCCTACACCGATCAGGAGGTCATCGACAATAAGATTCCCGTCAACGTCAATTTCAAGGAAGCCTGCGTACTGGGTAAACAGGCGCTCTCGCAGTATGAGAACGCCTTCCTGAAGCCCGAGAACTTCTTCACCATCCGGGGCGACCGCGGCGAGCCCACCAAACGTTCGGAGTGGAGCAGCTTCGTCACGACTCGGATCAACCGGGTGATGAAACGGAGCTGGCCCTATATCCAGCTCATTCGTTCCAAATTCTCAGGTGTAGTGCTGCATGGGATAGGGGCGCAGGTCTGGGAAAGCCGGTGGGATTGGAAACCCCGGTACGTGGCCGTGGAGGATTTGCTGATTCCCACCGACACCGAGACTTCGCTTGAAAACCTTCCCTTCTTCGCCGTGCGCCGGGTGTACACGCCTTCCGAGCTGATTGAACGCACCCAGGGCGAGACGGTCGATCCCGGCTGGAACCAGCCCGTCGTCAGGGAAATGCTGGACTCGATCAAGGACCAGAACCTTTCCACCTCGAACTACACCTGGCTCTATAACCCCGAGAAGATGTTCGAGATGTTCAAGCAGACCGGACATTTTTACTCGATCGACAGCGCGCCGGCGGTCGTGCTGTGGGATTTCTTTTTCTACGATAGCGACGCGAAAGGATGGAAACGCCGGATGATCCGGGACGTGGACGGACCGTCACCGGGAGCGTCGTACTCGAGCTACACCGACAACGACGCGGATTGGGTGTACAAATCCGAACGCATCTTCGCCAGGGAAATGGGGGACCTGTTGCACATCCAGTTTGGGGACCTGTCCAACAAACCTCCGTTCCACTATCACTCGGTCCGCAGTCTTGGTTTTCAGTTGTTTGACGTGTGCCATTTGATGAACCGCCTTCGGAGCAAGGAAACCGAGTGTACGACGACCGATTTGCAAACCTGGTTCAGGGTGATGAACCCGGCGGATCTCGCCCGGCTCAACCGCATGACGTTTTACGACAAGGGCGTATTGCAGGAGGGAATCAGCATCGTAAAGCAGGAGGAACGGCACCAGATCAACGTTGAACTGTTAAACCAGACCAAGGCCGGATATCGCCAGTTGATGAGTGAGAGTTCATCGGCCTATACGCAGGACGTGGACACGGGCACGCAGCGGGAACAGACCGCCACGGAGACCATCGCCAAGGTGAACCAGGTCAACGCGCTCATGGGCGGGTTGCTCAACCTGGCCTACGTGCAGGAGGAATTCGCCTACCGCCAGATTTGCCGGAGGTTCACGCAGCTCAAGACTGAGAACAAGGACGCCAAAAAATTTCAGGAGGATTGCAAGCGCAAGGGCATTGCCTTCGCATTTCTGGACGTGGACACCTGGGAGATTACGGCCGAGCGCGTGGTGGGGGGTGGAAACAAGATGCTGGAGATCGCGCAAAGCAAGGAGCTCCTGGGCATCCGGCCATTGCTCGATCCCGACCCGCAACGCATCGTGCTTCACATGTACGCCGAGGCATTGTCCGACAGCAAAACGGCGAACGTGCTGGTGCCTTTGGACTCCGGAAACAAGGTGACCAACAGTGTGCACGACGCCGAGTTGTCCTTCAACGGCATGATGGGCTCAGGCATCCCGATTACTCCGATGGAAGGAATGAACCACACCGAGCAGATCGAGACATGCCTGAAAATGCTGGCGGCCAAGATTCAGCAGATCACACAATCCGGTGGAGTTGGTACTCCCGCCGACGTGAAGGGTTTGAATGCCGTGGCAATCTTCATTGCTCTGCACATCAAAAAACTGTCCGAGGACGAGAGCGCCAAGGAAAAGGTGACAGCCTACGGGAAGGAATTGGGCAAGCAGATGAACGAAGTGAAGGCAATGGAGCAACGCCAGGCGCAACAGAACGGGAATGGTCACCTCGATCCCAAGGCAATGGCTGAACTGGCCGCCGATCAAGCGGCTGCAAAACAGAAGTTGCAGGAGAAAGAGGCTGCCGCGGTGCAGAAACGGACGCACAAACAGATCGACTTCCAGACCGATCAACAACGCAAGAACCTGTCCACGGCTTCGGACATCAAGCGCAAGAACGCGGCTGCGGCGTCCGACATTCAGGTCCAGCACGCTCGAACGCTGGCGGACCTGAAGAGTCAGGGCATGGAAGATACCGTGGACGCCACCGCGCGCCTGGCAGAAGCCGAACTCAAGAAGAAGGAGGCTGCTGCGAGTGAATCAGAAGGTAAATGATGCGTTGCAGCATCCTCCTGGGGACCTTCACGTCCTTTGATTTGGGGTCGCTCTCGTGCAGTATCGCCTTGAGCTGGGCGATAAGCAGGCTTTTGGACTGGTCACCACCGCTCACGAAGGAGGCAAATCCGTGTGTGGCACCAGAGATTCGTACGTTGTTGCCTGAATTCGTGCTATCGCGTCGTCGAAATCCTGAGGGGTGAGATTGTTATTGGCGAACATCGCCTTCAAAATCGCTTCCAGCTTTGGTTCAGCCTTGATGCCGGCGCCGACGATTCCAAGGATCATCGGAATCAGGGGGTTGATAGCCGCCACGAAAGGCACTACAGTGCCAATTCCAGCGGAAATTTCGTCGGCAGTTTTCTGGCTTAAAGGCATAGTATTCAGGGTAGTTTTACGCCAAGACTGACCAGGAGATTGTAAAGATCGTTGGCCGACGCGACCAGCGCGGCTTCAGCCTGTTTCCAAGCACTCGTGTTTCCAGCGTTCTGAGCTTCGAGGATGGCTTTCCCCGCTTTGAGCAGGGCAATGTCGGCAACCCGGTATTGGTCATAGGCTGCCTTTACCTTGGCCTCTACAGCCACTCCGGGGTGATTGGTTTGCACATACTTGTCCCAAAGCCCCAAAGCAGCTTCCACGGTCACTGTGGCCGTCTGGGCAGTCACGTACGCAGCTTTGGGAGTGGACTTACAACCGGAGGTCTGAATCGCCACCGGGACAGATACCAGAGCAATCAAAAAGGTAAAACTGACAATCCAGCGGGCGAGCTTTTCGCGTGCAGTCATGCGTTCAACCTAGTGCCCGTTACCGTTGTGGGCAAGTCTTGATTTAAGTGCATTCAGGGGCACCCAAAAGTCACCGGAATTCGCCGCCAGAGGAAGGAACTTGCCATGCTTTAGCGCCACACTCACCAGCACAGGAATCCGTTTAACCCCGTTTCCGTTTTTTCCATCCAACCGGTAAAGGTTTGCTATCCGGTGAATGCACTTGGATGTCTGCGTAACACGCGCCACCATCGGCGAAGCTCCATTCGATGGAACAAACAGGTAAAAACCAACGTCGAGGTTGGGCACACATTCCTAGCGTCGATCGGTGCGATCGCAGGCCGGACCGGCGTAGGCCGAATTACCTACTGAATTGAAGGCGAACAGGCGGTAACAATACCGGGTCCGTTTCTGAAGCGTATTGTCGATGAAGGAGCTCGTGTTGGCGGGTGAGGTGCCGATACGGATGAATGGTCCCCCACTCCCGATAGCGCGCTCGATCCCGAATCCATCCTCGTTATCCGCCATGTCCTGCCAGTTCAAGTCAATACGGCTGGCGGACGTGACCGTGGTGCTCAAATTGGAAGGCGGTGACGGCGCGGTGAACGGGATACGGTTCGTGGTAACGTTGCTGGGCCCGCTCTCAGCGTCCTGGTTGAACGCGGTGACGTAATGCTGGTAGGTCACGCCCAAGGTCAGATTGGACACGGTGGCGCTCGTCGTGGTGTTGGTCAGGACCGGCGTGAAGGTGGCCCCGCCGTTGGTGGATTGGTAAAGTTTGTAGCCGGTAGGGTTCCCGGTGGAGGCCAGCCACACGAAATTTATGGACGCTCCGAAAGCGGCTTGAGCGGCGAACAGTAGAACGAGAAGCAATTTCATGATTTGTCGAAAAAGTAACTCAGCAGGTAAACTGGCATGAATACGATGTCAAACGGCACTGAAACAGGGAGCAACAACAGCCACGCAGGAGTGTGAACCTTTCCGTCGGTCGCGCTATCGTTAGCGTCGGTCTTGGCCATTGCGATCACGAAGCCCGTGGCAGGTGGGGTGGGGAGTGAGGCGCAACCTGACAAAGCAAGAGCGCAGACCAGTGAAAGTAGCAAATCTGATCTGCGCCCTAAATGCACCATCTTGCGACGGCGATTTATTTGAGTGCGTCTCACAAGATTTGTCAAGACGGCTCAGGATTGAATTGATCGCGTTCAATCATTCGTTCGATGTCGTGATATGCGTATGACGCTCCAGCACGCCACACCGCTTGATCGCAACCCGGAAACGCTTCTGACCATTGCTTGGAGGATAATGCTTCTCCCGATGTTCTGCTTCTCAGATACTCTTTTAGCGTCGGGCGTTCCCGTCGCATCTTTTCAAGGATAAGGTTCTGACCTTCCTCAACTGTCATTTCTTACTTCCTCAACTGTCATTTCTTACTTCCTCAACTGTCATTTCGTTCACGGGTGGCGCTAGCGTTGATCGGATTGTTGCCGCCGCCACATCATCGACATGCAGCACTTCTTTTAGGTCTGGCATTGGGTCGTTCGCCGTGGTGAGGGCGATTTTGCCGTTGCAGTCGTTGTTTCCGGCTACGGCGTCGTAGAGAATTCCCGCCACAGCTACCTTTCGGTAGGCGTTTGGCATCAGAATTACCCTGTCACCGTTTTTTGCTTCTCTTCAATTTTTGTAGTGCATAAATCAAGGATGCCCCAGCCCGATGATGACTAGCAAGCCAAATATCAGGAGCGTGAGCCAGACATAACGCCAGCCCTTTATGCTGGTCGGCCCCGAAAGCCAAAGACCGAACACCAAGGCGATGCCGACACCTATCCAATAAGCAGTCTTCAATACTGAATGAAGCCGTGCCCAATCAAACTCATCAGGAAATTGATGACGACGATTGCGCCGAGCAGGATAAAAAGCCCGTTCCAGACTGTGAAGGCGATTGCCGGGGCGCTAAACGCCTTTCCCGCCATGTTTCCGAGCCACCAGACGATCAGGGCGCACACCGCAATAACGAGCACCACGAACGTTTGGTGAACGAGGGAGCTGCCGTCGCCCGCGGTGGAGGCCAGCATGGGGATAACTTGTGAATTCATAGTGTTTTGGGTTTTGCGGGGGTTGTGTTTGAGCTGGAATCGACTGTTGCTTGTTTTGAGACGTGGGAGAGATACGCGTTCATCGCTTCGGTGGCAGCCTTCAAATCAGCCGGGTCTTTTGTAATGGCCGCCTTCGCTGCCGTGACTTCAGCCAGGCTTTTGAGTGACAGTCCCATCGCCGAATTGGTAAGGGTATGAATCTGTTCGACGGTTCCGGCAGTTTTCTTCGCGCGCCAGGCATTCCAGGCAGTCAAAAGGCCGAGTAAGAGCAAGAACAAATTCTGGCCCAAACTCGACCAATCCGTGTTCGGCGAGGTCACTTACGTGATTACGGCTTCGCAGCAGGTTTCGCTTCCGGTGGGCCAGAAGTGATTCCCAGGTTCTTGGCGTTCGCGCCCGTCACCGTGAGGTTGATCGTGTCGGAGATGGTCTCCACGCCGGAACCCAGGTCCGCGTCCGCGGTGACCAAATAGGCCGTGTCGCCGGGAGTGTCGGAACTCACGAGAGTCGCCGACAATCCGTCACCGGCCACAATCAGGGTTGAATCTCCGCTGGTGACTGACCAGACGGGTGCGCCGTCCAGCTTGGCCGGTTTGCCCGTGTCCGTTACGGGTGTGAGCGTGACAGGAATCTGTTGCTCGTTTGTAATTTTCAAGTCCATAGGTTTTAGTACTGGTTGGTTTTTGTTTTGCACCGGACCTACCGACCAGTCGAAGGAAATCGTGGAAGGATTTTTGCCGCCCTTGATCAGGGCGGACAAACGATCTTCCATGAGTTCCAAGTCATGCTTCGTCGCTGCGTGGCTACGATTCTCTGGTCGCCAGTGCCGATGATTTCTCATTCAGACTGATAGCCTACGCTCTTGCCCCCATAAGGCAATCGGGGATTTACCCCCGAGCTCACAAATTGTATTTGGGTTGCAGATAACTGTCGAAAATCGTGTCCATCTCGGCCGGGGTCCGGTTGGCGGCGTAGATGATGATTTCGGCGATGTCGCCAACGAAGAAACTACCACCGGACCGTTGCCCGACACAATTAACCGTTGGAGTCTGGGAGGTGCCGGTTCCACGCTCTACCTTATTTTCACGGATCGAAGTGATCGAACCTCCCTTGTTGGCGATCGCATTGGCGCATTTCCACACCGACTCGGCGGCGGTGAAAGTTCCCGATACAGAGCCCGCCGTGCTCAAAACCCGGCAAATCTTTGCATTGAAGGCGTTGTGCTCGAACCCATCGCCGTTTACGGAACCACCTATGGAAATGACTCCGGCGCCAGAAGTGTTCGATTCAACCACCAGCCAGGACCAGATCAGACCCAGTGTCAGGGTGTTGGTCATGTTCAGAAAATCGTCGGTGCCATCAAATCTTACCGCGGGTTTACCGTTTACCACATTGGTCTTGAATAAGGGCCTGAATCCCGCTGTTCCTTGGACAAGGGTGTTGGCCAGCCCACTGCCATCGGTCCAGGAAATCACCGGATCATTATTTGCCAAAGCGAGCGAGTCCGCATTCCACCATGAAACCAGATTGCTAAAAACCGGAAGTGTTGGGCCAACCGGAGCTGACGCTGGAGGATTGGTGGCCAGCGTCGCGAGTTGGTTCACCGAAAACGCTTCCGGGCCACCCGGCATGGACGCAATCAGGCAATCGCACTGCGCCAGGATCGATGTCAGGTTGACCGTCTGAAACTGACCGAGCCATGCCATGAGCAACAGCGCGATCTCGACTTCGAGCGGTTGACCGTCCAGGCAGGCGATACAGGGGTTGGCGTCGAGCAGCGCGGAAGGATTCAGGTTGCCAGTGGGACTGAGCGTCAGGAAGCTCTGCGAGGCCAGTGTGGTGGCCAGGGTGAGAATGACGTTAGGATCCAGGCACCCGACACAGGGGTTGGCCAGCGCAATCGTTTCTGGGTCACACCCGAACGTCGGCGTGGTGACCCGATTCAGCAGGCAGAGCAGTTGCGCCTGAAGAAAGGCGAGCTTCTGAGGTGACAGACAGGAGACGCAGCCATTGGCGACCGTGCCGCAGTTGAACGTGGGCGCGTAGGTCTTGACGATGTCGCACAGGAGCGCGGCGTACACCCGGCGTTTGGCCAACGGAGAAAGCCCGCCGTAGAGACGGCCGGTGGCGAGTGTGGTGTTGACGTCCAGGGGCATTGGTCACTTCACGATGTAGGTAAAATGCACGTAGGTGGTTTGGGCGGTAACATCCGATGATTTCCAGATCAATTCCGCCCGGTCATTGACTGTTTCTCCACGCACAGCCATCACTTGGCCGACAATACCGGGTGAGCATCCGGTTCCAGCGCAATCTCCGGTAGCCGTAAGATTTGAGGCAATCGGAAGTGAAATTCCAGCGATCGTTGTGGTGGCCGTCAGTGTCGGGTCAATCGACATTTCTCCTGCCACCGTCACCGTGTTTCCAACACGCTGATACTGCCAGGTGCTCGCGGCTGTTGGCAAACTGTCCAGATTGGCCACGTTGAAGAAAGTGGGGTTGTAGGTGGTGCCAACGGCGGCAGTCCAGGTCAATGTTACGTTCCCACCTGCCGGCGCACTCGCAGCCAGTACTTGACCCGCAGTTGGATCAGCAGAAGGAAGAATGAAATTGAGTGTTGAAGCTGGCACTGAAGCGGGAGAAAAACTCTGTTTGTTGGCGCTGGCGCTGGATGCCAGGGTGAATTTACCACTCAAAGAAGATGCTGTACCAAGTCTTAATTCCCCGCCCACAGCCAGATACATTGGGATTTTACTGGTGCCTTGATCGAACCATTCCCAATCGTGATTGTTTTGCTGAAATATTCCGACTCCACCACCGTCTGTGAAGGTCATAAACTGGCTTGGCCCAACGACCACACTCCCAACAAAGTTGTAGTTTGCCACGATGTTTGCAGTGTTCACCATCCAATTTCCCGACGAGTCCTGCCATTCAATGTGCTTGGCGAGTGGATTAACAACACCACTGATACCAGCCTGGAAAGAATTCCCCCATATTTTCACGAAATCAGAGCTAGCATCCGTATTCACCACGTATCGGGTGGCCCGATTTCCTGGTATGTAATCGTTGTTGGTGCCCGTGCTGGTGTTCCCAAATACGATTACATTGGTGACTCCCGCCAGCCGTATATCGTCTTTCGTGCCGGGATTAAACGTGCCCGAAAGATTGAAGACGTTTCCCTCAATCAGCATGTTGTTGGCATTGGTCAAAAACACGCCATGCGCAAACAGTCCCTTTCTAAAAACATTGTCGCTGATTACCGTTCCGTAAGGATGGAAACTGTAAGCCGGATCGTTCTGGATCAACACCCCCGACGTGATGTTTGTGCCTCCGTCATCCACCCCGTTTCCCATAGTGTAAAAAGCGTTTCCGCTGACCAGATCCAGGAAACTCTGGTAAAACCACATGCCATTGTGCTGTGAAGCCTCGAAAATGTTGTTCTTGAACCGGTGGTTGTTACCGTAAAACACCTTGACCTGATCCCAGTCACCAAAGAACCAGACATTTTCAACGGTTGAATCAGAAAGATTGGTGAGACAAAGGGATGAATTTACGTTAGTCGCAAGGTTCAACGCGGCTTCCATGCGCAAATTCCGCATCTGGAACTGCTGGCCTGTGACCAATAGCGCATCAATAGTTCCGCTTGCCCGACGTTTCAAAATGGTTCCGTAGCCGTCCCCAAGAATTTGCACTCGGTCTTTGGAAACCGTAAGTCCATCATGCAGGTAAGTTCCTTTGGGGAAATAAACAATTGCCCCGTTTGAACTCGTCACTGCGCTCAAAGCTGATTGTATCGCCGCCGTATCGTTGGCGTTGCTGTTGCCAAGCGCATTGTAAGGCGGGTCTTTGACGTTGATCCAAAACGGCACCGTCCTGGTCCCGTTGATCGCATTCGTGCTCGCGACGTTGCGCAGGATCGGTGGGGGAAAAGCGGCAAACATATTGAGGGTGCTTGCCAGCCAAATCAAGGAGATCAGTTTTTTCATATTCAGGGTCCGATTACGGGTTGCCACACTGCTCCATCCCAGACCCATACTCCGCCGTTGTCCGTACGGTAATAAATCCCGCAGGCGCCTACAGGCGGCAACACAGGGTCCACCACACCGCATTGAACCGGGGTGTTCACCGGCGCCGGATTTAGGGCCACCAGGGCAATCTGCTGCAACAGGGCAATCTGAATCAGGGGGATCTGATACGGCCTGAGACACTGAAGGCAATTGATCGACTCAATAAGGGCGTTGGAGGAGACGTCAGCCATAGGGTTTAAGGCAAGCAGGATTTCCCTGAGCAAAGCCAGCTTGATTTTCTCCAGGTCGGTCTTCGATTCGTTGTCGAACGACCGCGCGTCGTGCAGAAGACCGGCGAGATTGGCGGTATCGGTGGCCATAGTCCGGCCCCCGGTTTACGCCGACAGGCAGCGCAGAAACACGTACAGGATGAACTGGTCGTGGTATTCTTCAAATTCCGGTGTGTCCTGCGCGATCGCATTGATGTCACTCGGAACCGTGGCGCCCGCCGCCACCGCCACTTCCTTCGCAATCTCGATCAAAGCGGCATCCCGCTGGTCCCGCCGCATCGCGCGCCACGACGCCGCGGCCGCGAACAAGGCGTTTGGATTGGCCAGGTAATTCACGCCGCCGCTGGCGGTCACCTTCTTGGCCAGCATGTAAATCAGCACGGCCTTGCGCCGGCGCGGCTTCATTCCCGCCCACGGCGCCGTCGCGAGAGAAACCATGTTCGAGATTGTGCAATTTGCCACGGGATTCCTTTAGTAAGTCGGTTGAGTTCCAGCGCCGCCCTTCTCCGCGAAGTGCCGGTCCATCGCGGCCATCGGGCCTTCGTCCTGTTCCGGACCTTCCTGGTAGGCGAGCGTCAAGGTCCCATCCTCATCTTTGGCGGTCACTTTGAAGGTGTCCCCCACCTTGCAATCGTGCCCCTCGAAGTACTCGGGCGGGATCATCACCGTCTCGGCGCTCTCGTCGTCGCCGCCACTATCAGTCTGATCGGATGGAAGGTCTGAGGCCATGTCAGTTTTTAGTGCTGTCGGGAATGGTTGCCGCCGAGATGTCGTCAACGTGTAGAACTTCTTTCAAGTCCGGCATGGGATCATTCGAGGTTGTTACCGCAATTTTTCCGTTGCAGTCATTATTACCCGGAGTCGCATCATAGAGGATGCCAGCGACCGCCACCTTGCGATAACCATTAGGGAGCAGGATTACTCTATCTCCGTTCTTTGCTTCGCGTCCGTTTTTGTAGTGCATATCACTTTTTCATGTCGCTGTCGGTTTTGCCCAACCCTATGCCCGGACCATTGGGCAGGGATGGACCCATAGGAATGGGAGAAGGACCCGGTGGCGCCTTTTCCTTGTCGGCTCCAGGCTGTTTCTTCAATCCCGGCCCCGGCGCGTTACCACGATAGGGGTTGTCGGTGACATCAGGCGGTCCAGGTAAGGCTGGCTCCAGTTGTCGGTTCATGGCGTTGGATTCAGTTTGGCGAAGGTGCCGAAGCGTTGTTGTGCTGCCGAGTTGTACGCTTCGATGGCAAGTTCCTTTGTGGCGAAACGACCGAGATGAATTTTCTTCCGGTTGATTTTGATTGAAGCCGTCCAAACGCTATCAGCTTTGAACCACGAAACGCCTTTCGCACCGGAAGTGCTTTTGCAGTTCAACTTCTGGTTCATCGCGTTCTGAGCATTCGTACACGTCCGAAGATTTCTTCGAGTGCAATCGTGACGGCACCCGTTGATGTGATCCGTGTACATGCCCTTGGTCGTGTGACCTATTTGGACATCGTTCATATCGTCAGTGTGTCGTCTTGGGACAACATGTCAATCGTTACGGAACGGTCGGACACAACGAGTTTCCGCTGTTGTACGACTGGATCACCGATGCTTGTTCCGCACTGCACAACGGGTCGTCTATCAGGCATGGGGGCTCATGTAGGTGGAGAATCGCTCTCACCAATTCAGGGCGCTCGTAACGAATTGCGTTCACAAAGTCTGCCCAGAAAGCCCCCTGATTATGCCGTTTGTTGTCGACAGTGCAGGCTTGTCCTGTGGCGGGGTCGGTCCACATGATGACCTCGCTGTTGTTGCCGCCCTGGAAGTACCATTTGCCGGCGAGATTTCGGACGAGGAAGGGCATCTCGCTGTTGATGGATTCGAGCGCCAGAGTGAGGACACGAGCGGCTTCGGGGTGCCAGATGAAACTGATCTGGTAACGGGCGCGTTTGTAACCGGGAGCGAGCTCGGGTTTGATGCCAATGCTGGCGGGAATGTTGTCCCAGGGAAAGATTCGCTTCAGGAACCCGGCAGAGACGCGTTCGTAGCGAAGGGGGGTAGCGTCCCAGGCGAAACCCCAGTTGCCGACGCCACCGGACAGGCCGAACTTCCACATGTCCGAACCTTTCTCGATGTCGGAATAGCGGTAGTTATCGTTCAGATTGTCCTTGCGCAGCTTTTTGGTCGTGGTGGGGTCGGTGATGACCTTCATAATGCCGTTGGGCACATATTTGCTCTTGAAATAGCCCGTGAGCTGAAGGTCTTCCCAGAAGTTGTCCAGGTAAGGGATCGTGAGCTGCGACGTCGGAAGATTGGCCGCCGAAAGGTGCAATTCGGTGCAGTCCGGCCCGAGCAGATCCGTGGTGATCGGCACGCTCAAGTCAGGGTTGGAGGCGTTGGCGATGTAAAGGCGTTGCGCACCCTTGAAAGCCTGTAAGCGCAGGTAATTGGACTGAATGATGCGCGTCGCGTCCTTGAGACCTCCGATGATGGTCGAGAACTGTTCCTTCGCCGCGGCCTTGCTGTTGATCTGGTCGAAGCAAATAACGTTTGTTCGGAAGGATTCGCCTTCCAGGCTGTAATCGGTGCGCGTGCTGCCCCAGCCGATGAGTTTTTCGGGCAGGGAACACGTCTCGCAGGTATTGGCGTCCCTGGTAATCGGAGTTCGACAACCTGAGAGGTTGGGAAAGGCGACGTGCATCCGGTGGTAGGCGTGCGTGGCCCCGGTGAAGGCGCCCCAGGTTCCGGTCATAAAATGGCCGATCCAGGCGTCGTCGGTGGGGAACCAGTCCCTTAGAATGTCGAGGTCGAAGTGAGGGGCGCGATCAAAGAGGTAGTCTTTGTAGAGTGAACAGTCGTTTGGCATAAGCCAGTAATGTTGAGCAACAGTTTAACCGTCATGGGATTGGTGGGTTCCCTTACACCGTTGCCTCACTGGCCAGGCTCAGAAGGACTGTCCGTATCGCTGGCGGCGTCTTGCTGAAGGACGAGTTGGTCTTGCGACCCGAGCTATCGTGGAAGGAATCACGGAAGCGGAGAAATGTCAAACTTTTATTTTTGAGATTGACTGTGGTTTAGGTACGGTTTGCACCTTGGAAAAGGTAAACCGGGGATCAAGCGGTTTAGTTCTCATTACGCGTTCTGAGTAAAACACAATTACCCTTCGATTTTTTTTAATTTTCACTTATGACGCGCCATCACCCGCGCAAATAACCTGGAATGAAAAATAAATTTTGGTGCGCCCGTAGCTCAATTGAATAGAGCCGTCGGCTGCTAACTGACTGGATGTGGGTTTGAATCCCACCGGGCGCACCAAATCTATAACTCAACTTCTAGCACTCAAATTTTTCCTACTCAAGGATAAAGAAGTGTCAACAAAAAGATTTCAGGCGAGCGCGAGACCGGGAGTGACGTGAGTTCTTTTCTCGATGAGCTTCACGTATTCCGGATTGAGTTCGATCAAGAGTGCTTTGCGTCCGAGTTCCAGAGCGACCATGCCTGAGGTTCCACTTCCACCAAATGGGTCCAGCACCACGTCACCGGGCTTTGCTCCGGCGATTCGTTAGCAACAACTTGCTTTATGAGGAATTCGGAGTTCCCCAACTTTGACACTCCTGCTTCATAAGCCGCCGAAATAGAATCGAAAGTTCCAAGGAAGTCGCTACCCTTGAAGACGGCGAACTTGCCCAAACAAATCTTGAGCAATTCGTCTTTTCTGGCTTCATAAGCCGCAAGTTCTTCTTTGAATTTAAGGTCTGCCATACCCGCATCAAGATGAACGTGGAATATAGCACAATCAAGTAAGATTGTAAGCCCATCTGATTAGTTCGTTAACAGTTCTTCAATCGTCCAAGTGTGATCGGTAAGCCCGACTGCCATTGCTGGCGTCAATCCGTGCGCCGCGCTCTTGCGACAGAAATTTGTGTGCGCGACCAACAGGGCAACTGAATGTTTGAGGTTTGCCACTTGCGGGGCTTTTGTTTTACTGTTGACTTATGTTTAACAAAACTCTAGCTTTAGGTCAACACTTTTGTTAAACCAATGTATGCAGTCCAAGAAACCTAAAATGGGGAGACCGAGGCTTTCCGAAAAATCACCCAAAGACGTTCTTATCGGTGCCAGATTTGGCAAAGAAGAAGCCGAATTGATTGAGGGAGCGGTGAAACGAACCACCCGAAACAAATCAGCATGGGTCAGGAGTGCCCTGCTGTCCGCAGCCAAAAATTCTTAGTACGCCGGTTTCAAATGCTTTTTTGGGTGACGAATCGGGCGCTGCGGCTCAATACGAGCGGATTCGCAGGACGGATTATCGGCTTGTTTTCGTTCGGGAAAACGATCAATATAAAGTTCGTCGAATAGAGTCCTGAAAAGGCTCTTTTCCTTGGCATAACTGCGCCTGACGAGTTCATTTTTTGGAAACATTATCATTTGCGTTTGCCTTTCTTCTTTTTCTTGAGTTTTGACAATTGCTGTTTTCTTGATTGCAGCTTTTCACAAGCTTTGGAAATAGCGTCCCTTCGAGTTCGATCCAAAAATTTGTCCACAAACGCAGTCATGCCAGCACCCATGACGACAACGGGAAATTCCAATCCTTCGTGTTTAATCTCGTGAATCTTGGCGACTGATTTTGAAACCAGAACTCCACGTCCAAAGGTAGCCTTGCTATCGCTGGAAACAACAAGTCCGTCAGAACATTTGATTGCTATGCCAACAGTCATTTAAGATTGATACCCGGTAACGCAATTTGTAGTGATCCTTGGGCGTTCGTGCAACAACAAGATTGTCGAGTTCAACCGAGTACTGTTTCTGGCATTTTATAGGTAAATCAACTTTAGAGTACGCCACGACCGATTTGGTCGGCGTGCCCATAGTCGCGCAGTCCCCAGTACGGCGGCGATGTAACGCAGCATTGCACGCTTTCGTCAGGAAGTTTTTTCAATTCCTTCAACGCATCGCCACAGATGATGGTGAGTCGGTCCTTCACAACGTCTTGACGGTGACCCAAAGTCCAGGCACGCCGTACACCTTCCTCAAATTTTCGATTACGATTTGAGCATCGTCACGGTACAGGACTGAGCTAAGCGCGTCCTCGGCCGCTCTGGCCAGTTTGAGAACATCAGGTTTTCGGTGAGGGTACGGAGGCGCCGACTCCTTTTCGATGCCGGCATTTTTTCCGGTGCGAAAGTGACCATTCGGTCGCGTGAGTTGAAACACGAAGGTGACTTCCAGCGGACCTTCGAGGAGCGGTCCCTGATAATTCTCCGAGGCGAAACGTTTCACGTCACCGCGCCAGTCCTTGCCCGCCTTACCTGACGTGTCGGTGATGATCGCTCGTGTCCAGCCTTTTGGGATAAATGCCCTCTTCGAGCCAGCGGTCTTGGGCACACCGGGGACGAAGAATTTTATTTCGAGCGCGCTCATTTTGATTGTTGTGGGAATCCACGAATCAGATCGTCCAGCAGTTTTCTTTGGCGTTCGGTCAAATTTGGAAGTCCTGGGATCGCGCGTTCTATGATCGGAATTGAACTCTTACCGCCTGTGGCCAGCACTTCGATTGTGGTGAAATGTTTATCGCACACCCGGCATTTCCAAACGCGTCTCGTGCCGCCACTGGTCTTTCTTGAATCCATGCAGACGGTTCTCTTGCCGCAACACTCCCTGAATTCTGTTGAGCCGTTGTTCATTTTGATTTGAACCTCACCTTTTTCCCTCGCAGGAACCACGACAGTTTCCTTCCTTCGCGCAGGCTGGAGAAACCCGACTTCTCCCTGGACTTTCGGCGCGCGGTTTTTAGGATGGCCGACTCGCTGATGAGTTTGGGCATGACCTGTTCACCCATGAGGAAGCCGTGATCGTTGTACCACTTGAGCGTCACGAGTCCTTCCATTTGGAAATTGTCCTCAAGAAAGCCTCGGCGCGTTGTCGGGCGATAGAGTATAGGCAGTGCCAGCAGCCCTGAGTTTCACCTCGACCCGTCCCGCCCTTAAGAAGTAAGACGACGTAGAGATTTTGTTCCTCCAGAGTTAACATTTTCTCCGCCTCGTGCATAGCGTTCAGGTCGGAGCAGTAGTTGGGAAGGCTTTCAGTCATAAGTGAAGCAAACTTCCCATCCTTTGCATACACATCCCAAGAAACATTACTCTTTGTATCGGTTACACGTCTGTGGAACTTCCACCCACAAGCCTCGGCTATCAGGACGTTGATTTCGTTGTCGGTCACGCGACTAGGCTCCTTTCATTCTCGACCCACCATTCTATCAAATCACCCGGTTCAAAACAAATCGTGAGCCCTGACCTTGCGAACAACTTTTCACGCTGGCGCACCCAGAACTCGAAGTCCTCGGCCGTGAAACTGGAGGGGAAAAAGATGGTCAGCATAGGATCAATTTCAAAAGGTTTCTTCCTATAAATTCCGTGTACGCGGGGGGGATAGCCTGCGAGAGTTCTTCGCGGTTCATCCAGCCTATTCCCATCGCGGCGCGGTAGTGTTTGATTGTCGGATTGAAGCCGAGTTTTTCGCGTACCCATGTTGGCGTTCCGTGGCCGACGACCGACACGACTGGATACGGATGGTGGCAGCTTGGCAGCAGCGCCATTCCGTTCCACGACGTTTCAAACCACCGCTCTCGCCGCAGGTCCATTCCGAACTGGCAGCCGCAGAGTTTGAAGTCGGCACGCATCGGCGCGCCCGGCACGTTTTCGATTACCCACGGCCTGCCGGTTTTTTGGAGCGCGCATCTAGTCGTGGCGAGCAAGTCGGGATACACCTTTCCGGCGTTGCGCTGAGTCTGCGCAGACATTGAGTAGGCTTGGCACGGAGGCGAGGCGTGGATTGCGTCGTATTCGTGTCCATGCGCGGCGCAGTATTCGAGCGCGTCAGCCTGGATGAACGTGTGCGGGTTGTTCTTTTGCGGCTTGATGTCCACGCCGGTCACGTCTAAGCCAGCGCGGCGGTATCCTTCACCGGCGCCACCTGCCCCGCAAAATAAATCGAGCAGCTTCATTGCTTTCTCACAAACACAGCCCAGCCATTACGGCAGTCCATGTCCACGTAGTCGAGCTGGTATTCTCCGTTGATTCGGTTCAGGTCGGCAAAATTCTCGAAATTTTTAATGTCCAGAACATCATCGAGCACGATGATTTTGCTGCCCCACACCTCAGTCAGATCGCGCACTCCGCAGAAGGGGCAGCCATCGAGCAGCACGAGGTCAAACTCTTTGACGCCCCACTCAGATTTGATCGATTCGATACCGTGTTGAGGCAGGTCGCGCGCGTGGACAATTTCTCCTGCGAGCCACGCCAGCACTTCCTCGATCGTATAGCGGTTGAGCGCGGTGATATGAGACTCGTAGAAGTCACGAATCTGGGGCACGGTCAGCCAGGTCGAAACAGGGACCGAAGTCGAAAGTCTTGCGTCAAATGTCTTGGGTCGGGACTCAAGACTCAAGACCTTCGACTTTAGACTCTCAAACCTTTCGTGTCGCGTTTCTAAACACGCCAGCCGGCAATCAACCTTCCCCTTGAGCCCGGAGAGTAACGCCTGCGTCGAACCAGAGCCATCGCCACTGCCGACTTCGAGCACGGTCTTCACGTCGTCGCGCGCGGCCAGTGTCGTGAGCATGGCCGACAAACTGTCGTTGGTAATCTCAGGATTCATGTCGAAGTGGGTTGAGGGGTGTCGTGCCGAATGTTGAATGAAGGCATGCATTCAAATTCGGATAGTCGCTGGCTTCGGTTGCCGAACTTCAACTTGTCGAGGCCCAACGCCGACTCAACGTGCTCGCGGTGACACCGGCAAATTTCGTCCTGCGCAATGAATCCCTCGATCTTCAAATCGAACAGAAAGTCGGAGCTGATAATCTCCCCGCACTCACAGCGCCAGAGCCGGTGCTTGCGGTCATGGATCAGGACGTGCATGGCCGAGAGTCTGAAGTGTTCAGTTGAAAAGTTTTCAGGAGCATGGCTTTATCTCTCCGACTCAGGACTCAGGACTTTTGACTCTGGACTTTCCTTCCCGCCTTCGCCCTTGGGTGTGGTCGTGGGTTTGATTTCCTTTTACCGTAATTTAGAATGTATTCCTTGGCCTCTTTTCGAGAGACTTTTTTGTCTTCCCAATCCAGATAAATTTCGTCCATGTGATCTATGGCTGCGATGAGTGCTTCTTTTTGTTCTGGCGTGTCCTTTTGCATCATCGCGCTGAATGAGACACCCCCATCCGCCCACTTTTGAAGCGCAGCCTTGGCTTCTGGAGTTTGTAAATTCCACCCTTTCACAGTTCCCCATTTTAGCGTAAGTGAGTTCATGGTTGCTCCGAAGGTTTCTGAATTTCTGACTGACAACGTTCGTGCCAGATGTCGTTTCCACTCCAGCTACCGCAAACCGATTCTTTCCATTTGAATCGTCCCTTGCACTTGGAGCACCGGACGAACAGCCATCGGTTCAAGAGTTGAAAGAATGGCACTTGAATTCTCCAGTGATGAATATGCCACCGGGGATGCCGCCACCAACATTGTTCCCTCCTGAGAATCCACCCGTAGATCTCGGAAGCCATGTTGCGGATTCGCTCATCCCGATTGCTTTCGGTTCCCCACTTTCTAACAACCCCGTCACGCAACGAGTCGGTTGGGTTCTCCGCGAACATCAGAATATCGAACAGATTGTTTTGCATCCAGCGCCGGGCCTTTTTCCAATTCGTTTGCCCAGTGCTCTCAAAGTATTCTCCTGCGGCCATGAAAAATAAATTCAACACAATGGCACTCACTCCCATGTTTGGCATTCCAGCACCATCGTCCTCCGGGTAAAAATATCCGCAATGATAGACCTTGCCCGAATCCGATTTGAAAACCCTGTCCCAATCGAACTCGAATCGCTTGACGATCTTTTCCAGCACAGCCTTGTCTCCGTGACGTGCGCGCTTGAACCAGCCACATGAATCGTCGGTGTGATCCTTCTCAGGGTCTTTATGCCAGATGGTCGCGATCTGATACGAAGCCCATTCCTTTCGCTTATCCTTCCAAAAGGTTGTCGTTTTCCACGGCAAAGGAATTTTTACGTTGAAGGCGACTGTCAGTGGGTCGTGCATAATTTTTACCAGATTCCGACGCATTTGTGATGTTCACACGGCGAACAACGGTGCTCGGTTCGTGCTGGAAAATTGAGAGTTGATGGCATATTATCTCCACCACGCTCCGCAATGAACACATTGCCACATCGCTTGGTTTATGTCGGGAAGTTCCGTAAGAGTGTTTGGAGTATTCGGACGAGTTACCGGACAGATATTCAGATCGGATTTCTTGCCGCAAGCATCGCACCATACCCAATCAGGTTTCACCCCAACGAAAGAATCGCTACTTTGTTCACTCATTCCTGTTCCCTCGGTTGACTGCGTTCGATGAAACTGTCCGCGCGCTTCATAATGGGCATTCAAATCTTGTGAACTCCCGCTTGAACGTGAAACTGATCGTGCCGGTTTCCCCACTCCTGTTTTTGGCGACGAGCATCTTGCTCGAATAAGGATCGACCGAGTGCAGCAATCCCACGAAATCGGCGTCCTGCTCAAGGCTTCCGCTGTCCCGCAAGTCGGCCAGATTAGGCTCCCTCTCTTCGCGCGTCACCGCTCTTCCCAGTTGCGCCGCGGCCACCACGGGAATTTTTCTCAACATGGCCAGGTCCTTGAACGCACCGCTGACCTCGGTGATCAAATCATTCCGGTTCCCCCTGAAGTTCGGTATGTGCACCCGCTGAATGTAGTCCACGATGATCAACCGTGTTCCACGCTCGCACGCCTGATGACACTGCTTCAAGATTTCCGACAGTGGAGGAGACGAATCCAAAATGTTGAGTGGAAGTTTTTTCAACTCCACGATCGACTGGCTCACTTTGAAAAAGTCCTCTTCCGTCGCCGTTCCGCGGGCAAACTTTCCCGTCACCACCCTCGATATCGACGCCACCATCCTCAATCCCAATTCCTGCGCCGGCATTTCCAGACTGATATAAAGCACAGGGTGTCCGGCGGCTGTGGCCGCATGAGCAAGTCCACCGAGAAACGAACTCTTGCCCTCGCCCGGTCTCCCCGCGAAAATGTAGAACCGGCAATCCTGCAAGCCCGAAGTCGCCCGGTCCAAATTGCTAAATCCCGTGCTGATTCCCTCCAGCCTTCCCTGAAGCATGTGCGACTTTTCCAGAGAACCAATCAACTCTGGCGCCAGCTCCTTCAAACTCTTCCCGCCCGCCGTCCCTGCGCTGTCAGTGTTCAACTCCACAATCTTTTTGGACACCGCATCCAGACCCAGCGCATCCCCTCGTTGCAGCCGGTCCGATACCCCCGTCATCTCCGCCTTCACACCCAACACCTTCCTGGCCTTCCAGCAATCTTCCACCACCCCCAACCAATACGACCAGTTCTCCGCCGACGGCAACCCATTCATGGCCTTGTTCAAAGGCTCCAGATCATACGCCGCCAACCCCCTGCAAATCTCATGCTCGAATGTCTCATAACTCTTCAGACATTCCTTCTTCTCCAGCCAGATTCCCTGCATCTTGAGCAACACTCTTCTCGCCGTCTCAACGTAAAATATCTCCGTCCTGATCGCCCCGATCAACTCCGGCTTGTGCACCATGCACGCCACCAACCACCACTCCGCCGCCTCATCGTGCGGGGGAAGTTGAGCGTCTTGAGTCGTAAGTCCTGAGTCCAATGTCTCGTCGTTCATTTTAGCTCCTTGTTCCACGCTGCGTCGCGCCTTGGTTTCTTGCTCCTCGGACTCTGATCACTGAAACTCTGCTGCGCCTTCAGGTAATGCGGCCAGCTCGAAATCTTCTGCCCTTTGGAATCCCTCCCCCTTCTCCCCATCGCCAGGTTCCACGTCGTCTTCGTGAACCCCTCCTCGATCCCCGCCGTCATCGCCATCGCTATCGCCTCCTCCTCCGTCTTGGGAAAGCCTGGGGGTAGCTCTTCGTCCGATGGCAATGCTGTTCCCTTCCTCGATGCTCTGATTACCCGCTGCCTTTCACGATTGTATTCCCGCCTGTCCTCCTCCCTCTGCATCCGATCATACGCCGCCCCGTTTACCACTCGATACAGATAAGGATTGATCTCCACCAGTTTCTTTCCTTCTTCAGCTTCCGTCCTGCTCTTCGGGTCAGGCTTGCAAAAACTCTCAATCGTTTGCGCCACTTCCTTCTCCGGTTCCCCAATCAGAAAGGAAATTATTCCAGGATTCAACTCAACAAAAAATTCCGTCTTCCCCCTGGTGGGTTTCTGGTGCGAAATCACATACCCCCACACCGCAAACGCCAATGCCCCAGCCCCACACATCGACCCCGTGTACATGCTTTCGTAATGCTTTCCGTACATTTTAGTTTTCCTCTGTCCTCTGCTCCTGCCTCAAAGTCGTGTTCAACAATTCTACGCTGAATCTGTTGAAACATCCTCGACACACATAAATCGTATTGATCTCACTGGCCCTCCACAAAATGTCGCCAACCCTTATCGGACCCTGGCACATGCAGCACATCCTCGTTTCCAATCCTTCCCCATCTTCAACTTCAGTGAACATTCCCAATCTTTTCCCAAATTATTATCCTTCTCGTCAACAACAATCTTTGTTTTTGTTGTCCAATGTTGCAAGTTGTTGCTAAGTGTTGTTTCCTGTTGCCATCCGTACAAAACCGTACTCAGTGTTGCGTACACAGACACAGACACAGACACAGACACAACGGCATCTTGTACCCTTAGTTATTCTATACCCCTCACTCCTGTCTCCAGAAAAATGCCTCTCGTTGCTTCGCTTCGCTTCGTTTTTCAAAAGTGCGGGTCTAGCAAAGGTGGAGCCTCTACGTGGTGATATCCCACGCTGCGGGGGGTGCCGGGGTGGGTAGGGTGGGGACCGTCGGGCAAAATAGAATGCTTACCCTCCGTTGAAATAGAATGTAAACAGGGCTGAAGCAAGCGCGCGCTGCCGGGTAGGCGTGGCGATTGACCCCAGGTTGGTGTCATTGTGGCGGCCGGAAGT